ATGCGCCTCACCCGGATGCTGAGCGGTGCAATGCTGGGCGTCGCCCTGCTCGCTCTCGCCACCCTGGCCGTACCCGCGCTGGCGGAGAGCCGCGGCGGAACCTGCGAGGAGTACGGCAGCTTCGTCTGCTGCCGCACGGAGACCGATGCCAAGTGCATCCAGGTGGCTCCCCTCCAGCCGGCGACGTGACGCAGCGGCGCCGGGAGCACGACGGGTCCGGCCGCTCCTGAACCTCGCCCCTCCCCGGCTTCTTCGAGCCGGGGAACAGAGAGCGGCCCTGGGATTCCGTCCCCAGGGCCGCTCTCTGTTCCCATGGCCGTTCCCAAAACGACGCGCCCCCGGCTTCCCGGGGGCGCGCGAGTCGTCGTCCTGCTTGGAGAGGCGCCGCCCGGATTCGAACCGGGGGTCGAGGATTTGCAGTTCTCTCGGCCGTTCTGCGCCCAACTGTAACACGCTGGTTTTCCCTGCGCAACCCTCATTAAAACAGGTGGCACCCTGCGGCGCCCTGAACGCACTCTATGCAGCTCTTGCGGAAGAAAGTTCCCAAGGAGGTTCCCATCAGTTCGGTCCACCGCCGGCTCGGCGCAAGACCCTGACGTAGTGTTGCGCCCGTTCCCGGAATGCTGCGCGCCCGCCGCACCGCCTGCGCCGCGGCGCAGGCGGTGCGGCGGGCGCTGTGCTGGCATGGCCGGTGCGTCCCGCCGCTCGTCCGGTTCCCCTGCACCTCCACCGCCATGACCATGCGCCCTTCCGCTCTCCTGCTCTGCCTCGCGCTCCTCGGCTGCTCCGATCCCTCGGGGCCGTCCTACGACTACCACGCGTACACCGGCGACTGGACGATCCGCCCCACGGCCGCGCTCACCGGCTGCTGGACCACCGCCGCCACCCTGACGCTGCGCGTGCCGGCGGCCACCGCAGAGAGCGCCGATCACGGCGTTCTGAACCTGCTGGGCGGCGTGCAGTGGGGGCTGAACGCCAACCCAACCCGCACGGTGACCGGCCACCTCAACCTGGCGGAGTCCACCTTTCGGATGAAGCTGTGGTGGAACGGCCCCGAGCCGGAGTTCTCCGGCACCATCGTGAACGGCCAGCTGCGCGGCACGCTGGACTTCCCCGCCGGCACCATGGGCGGGCGCGCGTGCTACGGCGAGGCGACGGGAACGCGCTGAGGCGGGGTAGAAGGCCCCTGGCGGGCCGCTGGAGGCACGAACAGGGAGGGGGCGCCGTGCTACGGCGCCCCCTCCCTGCGTCCTGCGCTCTACGTGCCGCGGCGCGCTACTCCGACGACGGCAGGGGCCGGTCCATGGGCCAGCGGTACCCGAGCACTCGCTTGCGGGGGTACCGCTGCACGCTCACCCGGTTGCCCTGATTCCCCCCCAGCAGCGCGACGTGCGTCTCGTCGGCCGCCTCCAGGAACCCGACGTGGCCGCCGTCCTTGCCGCGGCGGAGCACCACGACGCACCCCGGCACCGGCTCGTCCAGCTTGCGGCCCCACTCCAGCCACGACACCGCGGCCGCGGAGCGCGTGCTGGGGATCCCGGCGAGCTCCATGCACGAGACGGCGAACGACGAGCACCATGGCACCTCATCGGACTTCGCCTTGAGGCTGGTCTGCCCGTGCATGTGGAGGATGTCCGGGTGATGCTTCGCGCCCGGCACCTCCCGGATCCCCTTCCGCTGCGCCGCGCGGGCGTGCTCCATCCAGGGCGCCGGTGCGGTCTCCAGCGGGCCCAGGTGTGCGCTGTTCACCCAGCCGGTGAGCCAGGCCCCGCCGTAGCGCCAGGTGACGCGCAGCCAGGGCGCCGCGCCAGGGACCGGGTTGGGCTGCACCTCGGCCCCGGCCGGGAGTGTCGTCAGGACCGGGAACTCCGTGCCCGGTCCCGTGCGGAGGTTGAGGCCCGGCGAGGTGACGCGCTGCCTCGGTTGGTGATCGCGCTCATGGCCGTTGGTCGGGTTCGGGTACGATCGGCGGCGCCACCACGGGCGGCGTCGGGTCGGTCCATCGCTCGGTGGGGGCGCGCCCCGGCGGAGCGCGCATTTCGTCCAGCGCGTGGGCGGCCTGCATCGTGGAGCCCTCGCTGAGCGCGCTGAACACCTGCTCGATCTTCCGCGGGATCTCGCGCACCAGCGCCACGTTCCGGAGCAGGGACCGGCCCTCGTAGCCGATGAACACCAGCAGCCCCAGCCGCGTCCACGGCCGCAGGTCGTTGAAGACCTCGTAGGTGCCGGGGATCCCGTACATGAACGTGAGGTCCAGCGCGACGCAGGCGCCCACCAGGTGCGCGTGGAGCACCTTGCGCGCGAAGCCCAGGAGGAACTTGCGCCCCTCGGCCTTCTCGCCCGGTGCGATGAAGGCCCGGAGCGTGCCCGACGTCATGTCGAGCAGCGCGAACGTCACGCAGAGGACCGCGAGCACCAGGTTGGCCGTGCCGCCGAACAGGAAGGCGGCGCACGCGGCCAGCGTGGAGCACATGAGCGCGGCAGCGTCGGGCGGCGCCACCACGGCGAGCTGCTTCAAGGCGGCGAATCTGTGCGGCATCGGAATAGGTCCAGTATCAGTTTGGTCGGTGTCGGCCCTCGGCGGGCCGGCGAAGATCCTCAGTGCCGGAATGGCGCGCTCGTCGGTCATGCCCCCTTCCTCCTCGCTGGTGAAATCCCGCCCGCGTCACGGGTCGCACGCCAACTGCCCCGCGGTGACGGTGACCGGCCCGCTGGCCGCGCTCGGGATCCCGTTCCGCACATGCCGCACGGTGACGGCGTAGCTCCCGGCCTGATACAACGGGATCACCGCTTCGGTCGCCTCCATGCCCACGCCGGCGCGCCAGGCGCCGTCCACGAGGATGTCCGTGGAGGCCAGCAGGTCGCCGTTCGTCCAGGTGACGCGCGCCTCGTAGACCGGAGTACCGAGCTGACCAATCACCGGATCGAAGCCCTCGCACCGGCTGATGTTCGTCACGGACCCGATGGTCGGCGGAGCTGCCGGACCCACCGGGGCGCAGTCCTGCTCCAGCGTGCGCGCCACGGAGCTACTGGGGGGCGGCTCAAAGTCGGTCGCGTCGTCGCTCGGGACGTGGTGGACGTACCAGGTGTGCGGCCCCGGAGTCGCCGCCTCGTCGGTCCAGTCCGTGGCGGGGTAGGCGGCGATGTGGACCAGCTCGCCATTGCGGTACACGCGCATGTTGCGGGACACCGTGTTGATCCACACCAGCCGCGCCTTGTACGTGCCGCACGGCCGAAGGTCCGTTACCTGGAGGTCGGGGGCCGGCGGCGTGCAATCCAGCTGGTGGACGGTGACGCCGGCCACGTTGCTGTGCTGGCTCCGCAAGCTCGGGTCGAGCGGGTGCCGGTGCCGGACGGTAAAGCTGTACGTGCCCGGCCCGAGCCCGAGGTTGGCGCCCACCTGGCCAGGGGGGTACGTGTGTGCCAGGACGCCGCCCTCGTACAGCTCAGTGAAGCAATCCCCCTCGGTGTTGGTCCAGTGAACCAGCACGTTGTAGACGGCGATCTGGTCCTGACACTGGCTCGAGTTGGTTGCCTGCAGGTTCGCAGGCGCGGCCAGCACTCGCGGGCCACCGCCGCCCGGCGCGACCACCTGGCGCATGCTGCCCCCGTCCGACACCCAGGCCGAAGTGACGGGGCGCATGGTGGCCCCGTCCGACACCCACACGCCCACCACCAAGCGGGGGTTCCCAGCTGCGTCGTATACGGTGAGCGGCATCAGGACACCTTGCACCAGAGGGTTCCCGCCGGGTACGGGCCGCCGGACGGATCGCCGGTGGAGATGATCACCCCGGCCGCCGGCCGTCCCTGGATCGAGACACCCCCCGCGGAGACGGCCCCAGCTGCGATAGTCCCGGCGACCGTCGCGTCCGTGTCGGCGTTGAAGGCCCCGCGGGCCCGGAACGCGCCGGACGTTTCTACGATGGGCGCGATCAGCCCCACACCCCCAGCGGAGGCCAGGTGCAGCTCGCTCCCGCCGTTGTCGCTCAGGTGCCCGCCGCCGGGGAAGAAGATCCCGCGGGGGAGCGCCGGCAGGTCGGGGCGCGCCCGCATGCGCAGGCTGTAGAACTTGGCCTCATGCGCCATGAACTCGTCCGCCTCCACTAGCCCCCGCCACGACCCGGTGCCGTTCGCGCGGATCACCACCGCCATGGCGTCCAGGATCTCGGCGGCGCCCGTGGCGTTCAGGTCGAGCTCTACCATGGGTGTCCCGTCCGTGCGGACCGCGCCGCTGCGCAAAACGCCTTTCACCACGATCCCCAGATCGTCGGCGATCTCTCCCAGGGTGGCCACGGCAATCTTGTCGGCCGTGACGGAGTCCGCCTCGATCTTCTCGGCGGTGACGGCGTTGGCAGCGATGGCGGCCGCGGTGACTGCCCCCACGTCGATCGCCTCCGCCTTTACCGCTCCGGCCTGGATGGTGCCCGCGTAGACGGAGTTGGCGGCCAGCTCGTTCGCGGTGACCGAGTTCGCTGCGAGCTCGTTCGACGTGATGGTGTCGGCCGCGATCTTGAGCGCTGTGATGCTGCGCGCGAGGATCTTCTCGGCGGTGACGCTGTTGGCGCCGAGCTCGTCCGCAGTGATTGATCCTGCCACCAGCCGGTCCGCGGTGATTGAGCGCCCGACGATGTGGCCGGCGTTGATCTGCTCAGCGCCGATGTGAGAGGCGAGGATCTGCCCTGCAATGATATGCGCGGCAAGGATCTGTTCCGCCGCGATGTGGTGCGCCAGGATCTGGTGCACGCCGATGTGAGAGGCGTACACTGCCCCGGCCGCGATCGTCTCCGCCGTCACGGCAGCAGCGGCCAGCTTCTCGGTCGTGACCGCTCCGGCAGCGATTCTCGCCGCCGTGACGGCGCCGGCAACGAGCTTCGGGGTGGTGACGGCGCCGTCGCCGATCTTGGTCTCCGTCACAGCGGCGGCTGCGAGCACCTCGGAGGTGACCGCGGCGAGCGCAAGCTTTGCGTTCGTAACCGCCCTGGCAGCCAGCTGCGCCTCGCCCACCGCGTCCGTGCCGATCTTTCCGACTGTGATTGCCCCCGCCGCCACCTTCGCAGCGGTCACCGCGGCGTCGGCCAGCTTGAGCGCATCCACAGCTCCATCCAGGATCGCCCGGCGGGTCACCGCGGCGTCGGCGAGTTGCTGGGCGATCAGCTGCCCATCGATGTCGACCGCCCTCACCATCGGCACCCACCCAGCCCCCTGCTCCCACCGGTAGAGCTTCCCCTTGCCATTCTGGTCCAGGAGGAGCACCAGGGACGACTCCGTGTTGTCCGCCGGTAGCGCCGACAGCACCAAGACGGCATCCATGTCCTCCAGCTTCGCCATCGCGCTGCGAACCGACTGCGCCCGCACCTGTCCCAGTTCGTCAATGGCTTCGTCGAAGACGTTCCGGAGGTCCACTTTGACGACCTCCGTCTTCTCCCCGCTCCATGACTCGTAGAGGAAGTACACCGACTTGCCACGCCCGGCGTGGTACGGCACCTGGCGCAGGAGCTTCGCGAAGCTCCCGTCCGCCCGCACGAAATCGGAGGTCGGCGTAAAGCGGGCCTCGGATGCAAAGACATCGGCGTGGCCATCGTGAGCCTGCGTGTCTGGGTCCGGGGAGTCTGGCCCCCCCGGATTCGTCCAGGCGTACAGACGCCCGCCGCCCTCCGGATCCCGCACGGTCACGTACAGGTTGGACTTTCCGGCGCCCGCACCCAGTTCTACGACCCAGATCCGCGGGGCGGCGGCCACGCGCCGCTCTGCGTCCCTCAGCTGGGTGGGCCCGTGGTCCTGCACCCCGCCAGGGCCCGCGCCGTCCGGACCGCGGTATGGAGCGGCCCCCACCCGGACCCTCTGTCGCCGCGGCACCTCCACCGGATGGACGTAGGACACCACGCCAGCGGTGACCGGCACTACCACTCCCGCCTCCACCTCCGCATCGGTCGGGTATGGCGGCGAGGCCGCGATGCGAAAGAACAGCCGTGCCGACTTGGTGTCGGAGTCCACATTGCCCCGCACCCGCGGAAATCCGCTCGGCTCGTCGATGGTCAGGGTAAACGAGGTGAACGACGCCTGGTCGCTCGCGTCGATGGTGGCGGAGCGCACCGGGGAGACAGCGCCCCCCTCGGCCGCCGCATATGCTTCCACCACCACAACCGATTTGCCTGGGTCCGGTGGGGTGACCATCAGGTCGTAGACCAGCGGCGACCCCACCCAGCTGGCCGCCGGGCGCCGCGAGTAGAGCTTTGAGGATGGGTCCTTGTCACCGCGGAAGAACAGGGCGACCCGTTGCCCGGTGCTGCTGGTGGCGGTGAGTCGCAGCTTCACTCCGGCCGCGCTCCGCTCCACCTGCTCGATGGAGATGTCCACCCCGCCCTGCGCGGAGTTGCGGAGCGGGGCCCCGCGCCGCCCGCGCCGCCCCCCGCCTGCCACGTCGCCCGCGAGGCTCAGGATGCGGGTGTCCAGCTCCACCTCAAGCACCTGCCCCGTCACCGCGGACCGCTTCCGCCCCACGATGCGCGTCCGGAAGTCGGCCCCAAGCGGCTCGTGCTGCACCCGCACCACGCCGCGCTTGGGCAGCTCGTAGTAGCGGAAGGCGTCGGGGTCTGCCGCGTACAGATCCACGACGTCCACCTTGGCCCTGAGCTGCGGATTGGTGCGCACCGGCTCCGCCAGCTCCTCCAGCGTGCGCGTCCAAAGCCTGTTCGCCGCGCGCCCCTCCGAGAACTCCGAGGCGCCGTTCGGGGTGGGCGTGAGCATGGCCGCGTCCAGGTACACGCGCAGCGGGCGGTTCGTCGCGTTGACGAACCGGGCTCGCACGCGCCGCGTCCCCCAGCCTTCCAACTCCGCCAGCTCCCCCGGCGAGACGCCCCAGTTGTCCGCCCACCCGAGCGTGGCCCACACGGCTTGCCCGGCCGGCGGGAACACCCGCACCTCGCCCTGGTCGTTCTCCAGCTCGAACTCCATGCGCAGCGCGCCCTCAGCCAGGTAGAGCACCGCCTGCAGGGAGAGGTACCAGCGGAGGACCGACAGGGAGTAGGGCGTCCACTTGGACACCAGCCCGGCGCCCTCGTCGGTGGTGGCGAAGTAGGTGGAAGCCTCGCCGTGCCGGACGAACAGCGGCGACATCTCCAGCCGCAGCTCGGTCAGGGTGCCGACGCGCTCCCAGCCCCGCGGGGCGTTCCCCTCCAGCACGTCGAAGAAGCCGCCGGGGAGCACGTTCTGGATGTCGGGCACGTCGTCATAGGAGACCTGCGCCGCCTTCTTCGGCCAGCGCGCGGCCGTGGCCGGGTTGTCCAGGTAGGTGAGGTGCCGCCCGGTGGCCGTCGCGCGGAACTGGATCAGGGCGCCGGGCTGGATCCCCGGCGTGGCGACCACCACCTCCCGCGCGGCGGCCACCGTCTGCACCACCAGGAGCCGGGTAGCCGTGCCCGCCAGCTCCACGTAGCGGCCGTCCATCTGGCCGTCGAAGGCGATGCACTCCGCGGGGAACCGCAGGCGCGTGCCCGTGCCGTCCACCGCCTCCACCACCCATGCGGCGTCCTCGATCCCCGCACGGATGCCGTTCTCCGCGGCGCCGTGCGGGTAGAGGCGCGAGGCCAGCGCGGTCGAGTCGGTCTCCAGCTCGATGCCGGCGACGTTCAGGCCGTAGCGCAGGTCCGCAGCTTCCGAGTCGTCCGTCACCTCGGGATCGCGCAGGTGGAGGACGAACGCCCCGCCCCCGGCGGCGGTCCAGTCCACCACCAGGCCGGCGGCCTCGGCGATCGCGTAGGCTGCGGTTAGCGCGTTGTCGTTGTCGTACTGGACCTCCACTTGCTCGGTGGACTCCACCGTGCCGATGCTCCAGCCCGGCGGGAGCACCGGGGCGACGAGCGTCAGGTGTTCGGCCGGTGTCAGCCCCCAGGGGGCAAACGTGTGGACGACCGACCCGTCCACCTCCTCGTGGGAGACGAGATCGGTGTCGGCCAGATCCAGCAGCGGCGCCTCGGCGCGGACGGTGGCGGCCGTCTCGCCCGTGCCCCCGTCCTGGGCCTCGGTTTCCTGCACGATCCGCCACTCCGCTTCCGTGCCGTCCTCAAACACCTGGGCGAGCACGCGCCGGTGCTGGAGAAGTGCCCACGACTCGCCCTCGCGGTTGAGCGTGAAGGTGACGGCCTCCTGGTCCCCCTCCGTCCCCTCCGTCCACTCCTCCACGCCGTCCAGCACGTCCTCCAGGGGCACGACGCCGAGGGAGGAGCCCCCGAAGGTGGCCCGCACTTCCAAGCGGTTCAGGGCACGCATGTCACACGCTCAGGTAGGCGAGGGGGTACACGGCCACGGCCGAGGCGACCGGCGGCTCCGCGGCGAGCGTGGGTCCCGCACCCCCGCGCACGCCGTCCGCCGGATCCAGCCGAAGGAACGGGCCGGTGATGTCCGCCGGCTTGTTCCTTCGGCCGGTGCGCAGGTCGATCTCGAAGGGGCTGGACGTGTCGAAGGCCCCGATCCGCATGCGGCGCAGCTCCACCCCGGTGGAGCTGCGGTAGACGATCGTGGTGGGGTGCGACACCCGGATCAGCGGGGCGACCGGGGCATCCCCGAGCGGCACCTGGGTGGGTGCGCCGAACGCCACCGTGGTGGGCTCCGCGGCGTAGGCGTGCGGGTCGGTGCAGTCGAACACCACCCGCACCTCGTGCATGGTGGGGGCGAGGATCCGCGCGCCGGCCGGCGTGCTCCGCGCCGCGTTGTAGTAGCCGCGGTAGTACCGCGCCTCCCGCCCCGCGAGCGTGAGGCGCCGCGCCCTCTCCCCGGCGGCGACGTGGTACAGGAAGGCCGCCCAGCGCTCGTCCACCTCGGCCGGGGTGTCGCCCTCGATCACCCCGGCGAACCCGACCGACCGCATCTGCATGATGCGGCGGCCGATGATGGCGAGCGCGAGCCCCCCCGCGAGCTGGCGCGTGGGCAGCGAGACGGCGGGGCCGTCCCGCCACCCGACCAGCTCGCCGGTGACGCTGATGCCGAAGGTCGCCACGTCCACCCCGTCGATCAGCACCCCCCCGGTGGGGGGCGCCGGCACGACCGGCGGGCGGAACTCCTGGCGGAGCGCGAGCGCGGCAAAGGTCCGTGCCCCGAACAGGCGCGGGGCGAAGGTGCGGCGCGGCATCAGGCGCTCAGGTCCAGGACAAGGGTGCGGTTCCCCTGCGGATCGGCAGAGACGGTCGCGCGCACCTTGTTGGTGCCCGCCGCCTTGAACGTCTCCGCGGACGTGCCAGCGCCCGAGACGGCGCCCCCCAGGATGGCGGCAACGAGCCGGAGCGCCTGGCGGGGGGTCATGTTCGTCTCCACGCCGTTCGCCTGGTCCAGCACCGCGTTCGCGATCCCGGCCGCCTGCCCCAGCGCCAGGGTGACGCCGTTGCCCAGCGTGGTGGCGATCGCCTGCACGTCCGCGTCCGTCGCCACCTCCGCGGGGACGCGCGCGAGGAGGGTGTCGACACCGACCGCCTGCACGCGGCCGTTGGCGTCGGTCGCCGGCATCGTGGCGCCGACCGGCGAAGCGGTCGCCGTGAAGCGCGAGGTGGCGTCCGGCTGCACCGGGAGGCCGGGGTCCTCCAGCACGACCGCGCCCGTCCCGGAGTTGTAGGAGTCCACCACCGCGCTGCCGCCCTCGCCCGCGCCCTCCGTGATGGAGAGCACCCAGCCCGCGCGGAGCCGGAGCCCCGCCGGGAGGGTCAGGGCGGTGGCGCTGGCGGCCCCGCTCACCGCTCCGGCCACGGGGGCGGGGAGCGGCAGGACCGCGCACAGCGTCCGGCCGCGCGCGGTGCCGTCGTCGTAGGCCACGGCGAGCGAGCCGGGGGTGTCCTGCTCCGCCGCGGTCAGCTGGACGAAGAACCAGCCCGCCCCGGCGTTGGCGATGGCCGCCACGTTGGCGTTGGAGTCCCCAGCGCCGCCCCCGTTCTTGATGATCTTCGCCTTGGCGCCGGCGGCCGGCGCGGGGGAGCCGTCCGCCAGGGTCAGGTAGAGCGGCACCCGGCGGCGGGCGGCGTCCGGGTCGCGGTGGTAGAGGTCGCACATGGTCCGAAGCTCCGGGGTGGAGGGAGACGCGCCCGATGCGGCGCCGCCGACGTTGAGCGTGAAAGCATCCGTGCCGGTGCCGTTGGCGTCGGTGGCCGCGGCCTGGATCTGCCGCGAGCCGGTCCACCCGGCGGTGTCGATGGTGATGGAGGCGCCGGTCCCGAGGCGCCCCGGAACCCCGCCTGCGTTCCCGTCCGCAGCGTTGCTGCTGGTCCAGACGATGCCGGCGGAGAGGTCCCCCCCACCTGACGCGGTGGCCGTGGCGCGCAGCACCAGCTCCGTGCCAGCCGGAACCGCGACGGAGGTGGCGGAGGGCCTGGTGACCGTCACGACTGGCGCGACGGGCTGAGGGCCGCCCCCCGCGCCGCCGGTGCTGTAGGTGATGTAGGAGGAGAGGGTCACACCGCCCGCGAACGCTCCCGTCTCTGATGGCCACGTCGTCGGGTAAGCGTCGGCCGGAGCGGCGCTGATGACGGTCGTCCCCCATCGCCCCACGTACCAATCTCCCGGGGCCGCGGCTCCGTCGTCCTGGTGCAACGCCCAGGCGAAGTCGTTGCCTTTGGAGACGAGCCAGATTCGCGCACCGGACGGAATCACCTGCTGCCCCGCAGCGATGGTCACCCACCCGCCGCTCGATGCGAGCGCCAGCGGCGCCGACTCCCAGAGGAGTGTAGCCCCGGCCGGGCTGGAGGCACTCCCGCCGACGTACACCGCAACGCGGGAGTCAAGTCCCCCCGAACCGGTCCCGAACGACACCGAGTCTAACACCATGCCGGCTGTGGCGGGCATGACCAACGTCATGGCCCGCACGTTTCCGAAGCTACCGGCGCCCGCCCCGATTGTGGTCTTCCCGATGTTCGGCATGGCCTAGGGCCTCGCGGTGCGGATTTCGATGTTGTCCCAGAGGCGGCCTTCCGAGAAGATCGCGAGGTTGGTGCTGGAGTCGGCCTGCTTCTGGTCCCCGATGTTGAAGTTGTACAGCCTGTTAAACAGGCCAGGCTGCGTCGGGTGGGGCGCCGCCAACATGAAGTTGGCGCGGTGGTAGACTTGCACGCCGTCCAGGTAGATGGTGATCCACGCGTCGGGAAGTCCGGCCGTGTTGAACTGCCACTCCATCTCCAGCCGGTACCAGGTGGCGAACGACAGGGGCGCGATGCCGTACTGCCACTGGCGGTAATCCGGCTCGCCGCCCACGCCTTTCGTGCCCGAGATCAGCTGGAGGTCCATCCCGGGGCCGCGGGGGTCGCTGGTGGTGCGCCCCCATGCGATCACGGCCCAATCGTGCCGGTAGGCGCCGGAGTTGTAGTCGCCGAACTTTGGGTAGACGAGCTTGCGCTGCTCCTGCTCCGGTGCGGCTCCGGTGAGGGTGCCCTGCGGGAGGTAGAAGTCCCCCGCGAAGTAGCCCCGGCCCCCGAAGGTCAAGCCCTCAGACCCCAGCAGGCCCGGCGTCTGGTCCGGGGGGTGAATGTTGGCGTTGATGTCGAGCCGGGTGGACGTCGTCGGCCGGTTGTAGGGAATCCGCAAAACCTTTCCGCGCCCGCTGCCCGTGGGGTCGTTGATGACGGAGATCGTTTCGCCCAGATCGTGATAGGGCGCGAAGCCTCCGAGCGAGTTGTCGTTGAAGTTCGCACCCAGGATCAGCGCACTCGTGCCGCCCGCCGCCTGCGGCGTGGCGCTTACCTGCGGGGTGTCTGCCGTGGTGCTCCCGTCGCTCACCCGTAGCGTGTAGTAGAGCGCCACCCCGTTCGTGCGCCCCTGGTCCTCGTGCGGGAGCGTCACGGCAGACACCAGCGTACCGAGCTGGCCCGCCGTGGTGCTGCGGTACAGGGCGCGCGTGACCGCCCCGGCGGCGTTCGCCGGGGCGCTTGTCTCCGTGATGGTCACCTTGCCATCCCCAGCCGTGGCTCCGATGGCACCTGCGGAGAGCTGAGGGGGGGACTGTGATGCGGGGGCGCGCCACTTACGGGTGCGCCGTGCGTGCGGAGGTCTTTGCATGGTCGGTTCTCCTGCTACGAGGTGGGGCGCCCGCCACGGGCGCGGCGGATGTCGCGGACCTTTCGCCCGAGGGCGCGGTCGATCCCGTCCACGGTCAACTCTTTCCGGATGCTCTGCCCGATCTGCTGCCCTGCGTCCTTAAACGACACACCCGGCGCGGAGCCGGCGAACGACGCCTCGACGGTCACGTAGACGTCACCGAAGAACTGCCCCCCGTCGCCCTCCACGCCTGCCGGGGCAAGCTCCAGCCGGTCGGCGGCCCCGTAGCGCGGGGCCGCGGGGGGGCCGGCGAGCGCCAGGTCCGGGAGGGTCAGGGAGTCCACCACCAGGCGCCCCACACTGAGCGTGGGGACCACGGACAGGGCCGCAGCGTCCCCGACGTTGACCGGGGGCTCCACGGGCCTGCTACCGCCGCCAGCGCCCGCGCCAGGGGGATCCCCGGCGGAGCCGCCGGGAATCGGGTCCGGGCCGCCGGTGGGCGGGGTGGACGGCCCGGCGGGGACAGCGGGCTCCACCACCACCGGCACCTCGAAAGGCTTGCCGGTGAGGAAGCTGTAGATGGCCCGCACCAGGAACACGAGCGTCACCAGCGCCCCGTAGAGCCGGTGCCCCGTCTGCTCCGTGATGGTCTTGACGTTCTGGTAGGACGTGCTCTCCGCGCCCGCGGTGGCGCCCTTCTCCACCTCGTCCACGCGTTCCCGCGCAGCCGCCAGGATCCGCTCGATGTCCTCAGCCGTCAGGCCGGCGCCGAACAGGCCGGAGACGGCGCCCACCCCACCCTGCCCGTAGGCGAGGACCTGAGCCTCCAGCCACGCCCGCGCCGCCTCGGGTCCCTGCTCTTTCAGCACGCGCTCCAGCTCCGCGGCGAAGTCAGGGGAGAACTTCCGCACCGTCTCCAGGAAGGCCGCCATGCGGTCCGTCGCGTCGCCGATGGCGTCCCCTGCCCCCGCGAACAGGAACGCGAGCCGGTCCATCTCGCCCTGCAGGTCGTCCCCGAACCCGCCCAGCTCTCCGGAGCGGAACGCCTCCAGCGCCTCGCGGAACCCCTCGAACTGGAGACGACCCGTCTTCTGGTCGAAGAACTCGCCGCCGGTGATCTCCTCCAGCCGGTTCAGGAACTCGACCTGCTGCGGCGTCAGCCCGTTCATGTATCCGGACTGATAGCCCACCGCCTGCATGTTGCGGATGGACTCCCCCCAGCGCTTCTCGAAGGCCGCCGCCTGGGTCAGCAGGGCGTCCCGATCCGCGGGGCTCACGTCGCGCAGCTCCTTCTCCCGGAACGCCTCCAGCGCCCGCGAGTTGCGCGCGATCTGCTGTATCAGGGCCAGCTCCGCCTCGCGCCGCCGCTGCCCCCACTCCACGAACGCGGCGGCGAGGCCCGCCATGCCGGAGACGAGCGCGGCCGTGCCTGCGACGGAGAGCCCGCCGTAGGCGACCCGCTCCCCGCTCGGCATCTCCTTGACGCGCACCTTCGAGAAGTCGATGGAGCCGATGGTCTCCGCCAGCGAGATGGCCGCTTCCAGGGCGGAGCGGATCCCCTCGTCCAGGTTCCCGAAGGCGTCCGCCGCCTGGAGCACCGCGCGCGCGAGCGTGCCGTACTCGCGCGCCTGGTCGGCGGGGTCCTGCTTCTTGTCCGGCTCGCCCTCGGTGTTCTTGAAGCGGGCGCGGACCTCGTTCAACACCTGGGGCGGGATCACGTCGTCCGCCTCCAGCTGCTCTAGAAACTCGAAGAGACCGGCGTTGAACTTCTCCGCCGCCGCCCGGCCCGCGTCCTCGAAGTCGTCCCGCGAGACCGCCTTGGCGGCCAGCCGCTCCTGGGCCTCCGACATGGCGGTCTCGTAGGTGAGCGTCAGCGCCTCCAGCTGCGGCTGCACGTCCTTGAGCGCGGCGCCGAACGGATCCGCCAGCCGGTCCGGGTCGAACAGGCGGCTCCTGCCGGAGCGGTCGAGCGTCTGCACGCCGCTGATCACCGCGCGGAGCTGGTCCGCCCACTGCCCCAGCGTCGTGCCGTACAGCGCCAGCTCGCGGGCCTCCTGCCGAAGCTGTTCCGCAAGGCCGTTCTGCTTTAGCGCCTCGGCGGTGTCCGCCCACTTCCGCAGCTGCTCCACCTGGCGGTCCAGGGCGGTGGCGTGCCGGTCGCGCGCCCGCTCCAGCTCCTCCTGGTCCCGCTTCAACTCCTCGGTGGCCTTGCGGCTGGCGGCCTGCCTCTGCTGCTGCGCCTTGCGGTAGCCCGAGGCGTCGGCCTGGTACAGCTCCGCCAGCGCGGCGATCTCCGACTTCTGGACCCCCGCCGCCTCCAGCCGCCGCATTTCCGCGAGCACCAGCGCGTTGACCCGCTGCCGCGTGTTCTCCACCGCCTTCTCGTAGGTGCCGTAGTCGCCGGACGCCGCGAGCGCCACCGTGGCCGCGGCCTCGAGCGACGTGCGCAGCTCGTCCACCTTCTTGCGCGAGGCGTCCAGCGTCGCCACCTCGGGCGCCACGCGGGGCTTGGTGAGCTGGTCCCCGAACAGGTACGCCGTGGGGTTGAACGGCGACGGCTGGGGGGCGGCCGTGCGGGCGGCGGCCCGCGCGGCGAACGCCCCGCGCAGCCGCTCCTCCACCTCGCGCCGGCGTGCCTCCTCGCCGCGCACCGCGTCCTCCATGCGCGTCCACGCCGTCTGCGGCAGCTCGATGCGGCGGCCCTGCGCGTCCAGCCCGCGGAGCGCGAATGCGATGCGGTTGATTACCCGGAGCGCCTTGACCCCCAGCCCCTCGAACTCGAACCCGAGCCCCCGCAGGGTGGTGGGGATGTGCTGCCCAAGAATCTCCTTTTGCCGCTCCCAGGAGTTGTTCATCTGGTCGACCACCTCGCGGTGGCGGCCCTGGGAGTTGGACACGTCGTCAATCCGGGCGCGCAGCTCGTCCGTCCGCTGCGACAGCTGGATCATCAGCGACAGGCCCTCGCGGTCCGGGAAGAAGCGCCGCAGCGTCTCCGGGTTGCCCTGCGTGGCTTCGATCACCTCCAGCAGCGCCCCGGCGAGCCCCTTGGTCCGCACGCTGTTGGCGTCGATGGTGATGCCCAGCTCCTTCATGGCCGCCTGAGCCTGCGGCCCCTGGTTCAGCAGCGAGCCGATGGCGGACTCGACCTGCGTCACCGCTTCCGGCACGGGGATGTTGAGCGGCGTCGTCACCGCCAGGATGGCGAGCAGATCCTTGTAGCTGCCCCCCAGCGCGGCGATGGTGGCGGCGGCCGGGCCGATTTCCTGAGCGATCTGGCCGAGGGTGAACTTGCCGGCATCCTGGGCGGCCCACAGCGCGTCCATGACCTCCGTGGACCGCTCCACCTCCATCCCGAAGGCGTTCAGGACGCCCGTGGCCGCCGCCGCCGCCTCGGCCGTCTCCGTGAAGCCGGTAGCGCCTGCCTCCAGCGACTCCTCCAGAAGTTTGAGCGACCGCTGCGGAGCCCCGGTCAGCTGCGGCATGGCCCCCAGGATCTCGTACAGCGCCGCCGCCGCCTCCTTGGCGTCCGCCCCGATCCCGCCGGCCATGTTCGACACCTGGCCACGCAGCGCGTGGAACTCGCCCCCGGTCCGCCCCAGCACGGTGAGCACCCGATTCCAGGCCGGCTCGAAGTCCGCCGCCGCGCGGTGCGCAGCCACGACGATCGCGGCGAACGCGGTGGCCGCCGCGATCTGGAGCCCGGTGATCACCCCGGAGACAATGAGCGCCGTCTGCGCGATCTTCTCCAGCCCCTCGCTGGCGACGATGGCGACCTTCCCCGTGGTGCTCAACTGCCCGTTGGCGTCCCGCGTGGACTCCGCCACGGTCCGCATGCCGCGGGAGACCTGGAGGAGCCCCACCGCGCTCAGGTCGATCAGTCCGGCCGTGGTGCGCCCGATGAACCCCAGCATGCCCCGCCAGGCGTTGGTCCCGGTGGACACGATCATCGCGAGCAGTCCCGCGAGCATGGTGCTCACGCCCCGCACGCGGTCCCCGAAGACCTCCACGTCCCGCGCGGCCGGGCGCATGGTGGCGCTCGTCTCGCGGCCGGCACGCGCCGCGGTGTCACCGATCCCGGCGAGCTGCTTTTGCAGGTCCCCGGTGTCGGCCACCACGTCCACGCGGAATTCGCCTACCTCGAAGTCTTCGGTCATGGGGCGTGTCGGCGTCGGCTCAGGCGTCGTCGTCCAGCGCTTCCTCGTAGCCCGCTGCGGCGTGCTGCGGCAGGCTTTCGACTTCCGCCCAGATCTGGCCGAAGTCCTTGGACATCAGGGCCGCCGGCTGAACCCGCAGCGCCCTGGCGTAGGCTCCCAGCAGGCGATGGAACGCCAGCGGCGCCCCGCCCCCTCCCTGCTTCTTGGCGAGCGCCTGGGACGCACGCGAGATGCGTTCAGGCCCGGCGTGGTGGCACGCCAGGATCAGCAGGGCGTCGTCCTCGGGGGTCAGCTCCCGCCACCACTCCGGCGCGGGGTCCTCCAGCCGGGCGGGCGCGCCGTCCGGGGTGGCGAGGTGGGCGCACAGGCGCTCGCGGTGCCGGAGCAGGGCGGTGTGCAGCTCCGTGTAGGCCGCCTGCACCGTCTCGGCGTAGGTCCGCCACCCCCTCCGCAGGTTGCCGGACGGCGCCTTGCGGGCGTGGCGCAACGCCCGCTGGTAGCGCGCCCGCACTTCCTCGATCTTCACTTGGAGGAGCGCCAGCCTGGCCTCTTGCCCGGACAGCTGGATCAGCGCCGCGACGCTCCGGCCGGTGATCTCGACCACCCGGCCCGACGAGATCCGCACTCGGACCGGGGTGCGGTCGATCAGCTGGAGCATCAGCCCTTCCGCGTCGTCCGATTCGCGCATCTGGCCGGACTCGCGGGCGTACCACTCCCGGTAGGCGATGCGCAGCGTCACCAGGCGCTCGATGGCGCCGCCCTCGGTGGAGGGGTCGGCGGACTCCAGCGCCGCCGCCACGCCGGCCGGCAGCTCCCCGCGGAACTGGAGCCGTAGGGTGCGCTCCAGGCGGTCCGCCTTGTCCCGGATGCGGGCGAGGGTGGCGTCCCCCGCCACCCTCGCCGCCGTCGCTCCGGTCACGCCTGGGGTTCAGTCTGGGGCGGCTCCAGCCAGCCCTCCACGTCGCCCTTGGTGATGCGCCCGCCGGTCCCGGTCCCCTTCCCCGCGTAGGGCAGCAGGTCCAGGCTGCTGGCGTCGGCCAGCGCACGCGCGGCGTCGGTGGCGTCGATCACCGTGGCCGCGTCCACCTGGGCCGGCGAGGCCACCACGGCGGCCTCCTCGCTCGCCTTCGGTGCGGACGGGAACGCCTGCTCCACCTCGTCGGCGGTCGCCTCGCGCCCCCACTGGCCGTCCTCGATGCTCCCCGCGATCGCCTCCGACACGCGGAGCACGCGCCCCACCGGGTGGATCACTCCACCCCGCGGGTACGGGCGGGTGAGCGTCATGTACTTGTCGGGCATGGTGCGGCGCCTCCGTTACAGGTTGTGCTCGATGTCGTACAGCTTGCGGGCGGCCGTCTCCAGGAGGAGGAACTGCGTCTCCAGCACCTGGTGGCGCTCCCGGCCCATCACGATCCGCGGCGGGTTCTCCACCACGGCGCGGTAGACCTTGACCTCGGCCGGTCCCTCGGGGCCGGGTCCCTCGATGGACAGCTCCAGCTCCTGGGTCCCGATCTGGTCCGCGTAGACCGACAGCACCTCCTTGGTGGGGGTGGCGGCCCGCAGGTCGCCCACCAGCGCCGAGGAGGGGAGCCCCTTCATGTCCGCGACGTTCGCCAGGTCCACGTCCTGGAGGCGGATGATGCAGTGCCCCCGCACGCGCTGCGGCGTGGACTTGCGCACGCCCCCGGTGAACCCGTTCTCGATCTCGTAGCGGGTCAGGTCCTCCCAGATCTCGAAGCCCATGGCCTCCGTGTGGCCGAGCGGCACCTTGAGGCCGCCCACCACCTTGCTTACCGCGCTGATCCCGATCAGCGGCGTCTCTCTCGCGTTCGCCACGGTTGTATCTCCTGTCGCTGCGCCTCAGCTCACGTAGACGCGGTACTTCCGCGTCCGGCGGAGTGGCCGCCCCGCGGGGGTCGGCCAGCTCCGCGCACCCAGATCTATGCACTTCAACCGGCGCCCCCCGGCGCGCCAGCATTGGTCTGCACACGCGGCGTAGATCACCGCGTCCACCGCCGCCAGCACGGCGTCGGGGTCCTCTCCCTCGTGCCAGGCGAACATGTCCACCGTCAGAATCACCTCGCCCCGCCGCCCCTGCCCTCCCCAGGGGCGCTCCTGGCCCTGGAAGGCCACGCGCGGGTAGTCGGTGGGGTCCTCCGTGTCGGTCCACTGGCCGGGGGCCGCGCGCACGGCCTCCGTCTCGTCGGTGCCGACGACCGCCACCACGGCCGGAGCCCTCAGCCGCTCGAAGAACCCCGTCTCGGCGGCGTCCAGGGGGGCGAGGGGAGCACTCACCGGGCGCCGTCCAGCACGTCCCGGATCCGTGCGCCGGCCTCGTTCATCGCCGGCCCGACGTGCGGGCGAGCATCCACGGTGACGCCATGCTCCAGGTCGGCGCCGAGCGGGATCCCTGCATCGCTCTGCATGTCGCTGCCGGCGGACGCGATCAGCCTGGAGCCGTCGCTGCGCGCCTCGCGGGAGTAGTCCCAGGAGTCGATGTAGGCCCCGGTCCCCTCGGCCGGAGGCTCACCGGGCGCCGAGCTGCGTTCCGTCTCGCCGGAGCGGGCGTTGCGCCGAGGGCGCCCGGTGCGGGGCGGCGCGTCCTCGATGTACTCCACCACGGTGTCGCGCACCTCACCTGCAGCGCGCACCAGCACCGGCCCGAAGCGCCGCCGGAACTCCTCCACCGCCGCCGCGGAGCGGTCCGTGTAGGTCGCCCGGATCATCCGAACGACTCCAGCGTCGCGGCCAGGTCCACGCGCGCGCCCCAGGTGGAGCCGAAGTCCGCCACCGCCTGGACGATGTAGCGGGCCGGGCCGGGCCCTTCGGTCACCCGCACCCCGTCGCCCACCTGGAAGCCGGACCCCGGAAGGAAGGAGCCCCGCGCGGCCGCATGCGACACCTGGCCCGAAACCTCGCCCTCCAGCTCCCCCGCACCGGGAACGATGGTCCCCCGGACCCCGGCAACGACCTGCGTCCACCCGGTCCTGCGGCGGCCCCGGTCGTTCGCACCCGACACCCCCGGCCGGTACAGCGTCACCACGTGCGTCCAGTCCAGCAGCAGCACCCGCAGCAGCGCCGGGTCGCGCTCCGCGGGGGCGATGCCGCGAACCACCTCCTCCACGGCCCCAACCGTCACCGTCCCGCCGATCTGGAGCGCGGGGTACGCCTGGCGGGGGATGGTGACCACCCGGACCAGCGGCGCCGCCTCCGCGCTGGACGCGGTGACGCCCGCCGCCCCGAAGCCGGACGGCGACACCGCGTCCAGGTGGCCCCAGGTCACCACGTCGCCGATGGTGACCTGTTCCCCCTCGGTGTGCCGGAAAGCGAGCTCCAGGGCGGCGAGCGCGTCCATACCGCTACTTCTCCTCGTCGGCGGCGGCGTGCCCCGCCTTGATCAGCTCCTCGGCCTCCGCCGCGTCCCACAGGACCGGCTTCCCGACCTCGTGGAGCACCCGCTTGCCGTTCTCGTCCTTGCCCTCCAGCGTGACGCTCGGCACGATGCGCTTGCGCTTCGTGCTCTTCGCCGCGCCCCCGGCCGCGCTCGCGGCGGGCTTCGCCCCGGCGCCGCTCCCGGCGCCGCCCGTCTCGGTGTTTGCCATGGCTCTGTCTCTTCAGTTGGGGAGGAGCGGGGGCGCGGACTGGCCGCGCCCCCGCGGCATCACAGGACCTTCGCGCCCAGCGAGGCGTCCGGGCGGTAGGGGACCACCAGCGGGGCCGACTGCATCAGCAGCCAGCGGACGCTGGGGTCCTCCTCGATCCAGCTCTTCTGGTAGTAGCGGAGGTCGACATAGCCCCCCAGCCGCTCTTCGTAGATGCCGCCGTAGACGCGGGTGCCCATCAGCTCCGGCGCCGCCATCACGACCCAGCCGGACGGCATCGCCTGCACCTCCGTCCCGTCGATCTCGCGGAACGTCTGCTTCAGGGTCCAGAAGTCGAAGTTCCCGATCCGGCCCTGGTACATGGCCGTGCCGGGCTTCCTGGGGCCCATCTCGATGCGCGACTCGCTCCCGCGCTGGGAGTCCAGCAGCACCTTCAGCTCCGTCTCGGTGAGCCGGGCCTTCAGCGCCGCCCAGGCGTCCGGCGCCATGGTCACCTCGACCGGCGCGGCGTCGCTGTTGTCGTGGACGCGGGTGGACCAGTTCTCGATGTCCACCAGGGGCTTGGCGCCCACCTCCGACCAGCGGGCCCCGCCGGTCAGCACGACGGTGTGGGTGGCGTTGCGGCGGAAGTCCACCACCGTCGTGCCGAAGCCCTCCCCAGTGATGGTCACCTTGCCGGTGCGCAGGAACTCCGCGGCCATCACCTCCTCGCGGTTGTTCAGCATCTCCACCTGCTCCTCCGAATCCTGCCGGAGCTTGAGGCGACGCCGGGTCACCGGGTCGATGGATCCGCCGATGGCCTCCCCCGGCATCCGGCGAAGCGAGCCGGCGGGGTCGTAGCGCCGCTTGTCCTTCACGTAGGCGGGCTCGATCACCTCGGCGGTGTGCCGGCGGCTCTCCACCACCTTGCCCTCCTGGAGGGGCGAGACGAACGGCGCCAGGCGCGGGCGGTTGGTGATCCGCTCCACGATGATGAACTGCCCGCCCTGCTCCTCCACCGCGGGGAAGTAGCGGTCGAGGAAGTGCCGCTTCGGCTGCGGCAGCAGGGGAACCAGCTTCATCAGGAAGCCGGTCGAAAAGATGTCCACGGTGTCGGGCATGATCGGGTTTCCCTCGCGATCAGCGGTTACGGGCGCACGGTGTCGCGGAGAACGATCCCCACGTCCGCGAGGGCCCAGAAGACGGAGTCGGCGTCGTGCCCCGCTCCGAAGATCAGGACGTTCCGGTTGAAGCAGCCCTGGAGGTACACGAGCACCTTCTTGGCGCCGCCGGTGGTGTCCACGTCCTGCGCGAGCACCGCCCGCGGGGACTCGGAGCCGTCGCTGGCCGCGGCCGCGGCCAGCTTGAACTCCTCGTTGGCGGCAATCCTGCCGAGCACGGCCTTGCGCTTGAGCACCTGGCCGGCGGCGATGGTCACCTCGGTGGAGACGGGGGTCGGGTGCTCCCCCGCGAACAGGTCGTCGTGCTCCGGGGAGAGCCCCAGGTCTCGCACGCCGGGAGTCGGGTAACGGTCCATGGTCGTTTCAGCTCCGGTGGGGGGTCACGCGCCGGCCTTCATGATGGCGTCCAGCTCGTCCGCCTCGGCCTTGGCGGGGTCGTCCGCGGCGCTGCCGTTCACGGGGAGCGCGGGCGGCTTCGGGGCGCCGGTCTCCACGCGCTGCACCAGGCTCAGGTGCGCAGCTCCGGCGGCGGCGGCGTCGGGAGCCGGCGCCGGCGTGGCCGCGGGGCCCTTCCCCTCGCGCTGCGCGGCGATGATGGCGAGCGCCGCGTCGCCGGCGGTCTTGGTGGAGTCGTTCTTGAGCGGCGCCGTGACGGCCTCGAAGCCGGGGAGCGTGGCCGCGTCGATGGCGAGGATGCGCGAGCGTTCCGCCGTGGCGGCGGCCTCGGCGCCCTCGGCGCGGATGATCGCGGCGGCGTCGGGGTGCTCCGCGGCGAAGGTGGTGGCGCGCTCCTGGGGGGTCCTCTGCGTGTCGGCCATGGCCGTGGTCTCCTGTGAACCTGTGATCCCGCCGCGGGCGGGGTTGCCGCGACGCGCGGCGGGGGCGCGCTGCGCCAGGTCGGCCAGCACGCGCTCGAAGCTGCTGATCCCGTCCGCCAGTCCTGCCTCAACAGCCCTGGCGGCGGCCATGATGTCACCCTGTCCGAACCGCTCCAGCACCTCGTCCTCGGTGACGCCGCGGAACGTCGCCATGTCCGCGACGAACTCCCCGCCGAGGTCGTTGACCCACACCCTCGCCTGCGCCTGGCCCTCCGGCGTGCGCAGGTCCGGGCGCTTCTTCGGGCTCTGCTCCGACACGATCTCCAGGACCTCGCCGTCGCCGGTGGGCTTTAGCCGGAAGGTGGCGACCGTGCCGATGCTCCCGGTGAGCGTGCCCGGCTGGACGAACACCCGCGACGCGCCCGCGGCCACGTAGTAGCTGGCGGAGCACCCCTGGCCGGTGATGATCGACTGGACCGGCATGGTCCCGGCGAGCTGCCGTACGGCGCGGGCGGTCACCGCGCACCCGGCCACCACCCCGCCCGGCCCGTCCACCTCCAGCAGCGCTGCGTAGACGGTCCCCGCCGCGTGCGCCTGCTCCACGGCGCGCAGGTCGCCCATGATCTGCTCGTACGAGGTGTCCCCGCACAGGGCGGTCATGATGTTGGCGTAGTGCCAGAGCGCCCCCATCACGGGGATGATCGCCACCCCGTCCCGCACCGTGGCGCGCCTGGCACCTTCCAGCGGCTCGCCCAGGCTGGCGGCCACCGACACCGGCGCGAGCGAGGCGGCCGGCGCGAAGATGGCCCGCAGCTGCTCCCGCACTTCCTCGGGGCTCGTCGTGCCCAGCGCAGAGACGAGCGCGACGGCCGCGCTCAGGTGCTCCGCGTACGCGTCGGTGATCCACCACTGCTGACCCGCCAGGCCGGCGAGCACGCGGTGCGCTTCAGTCCTTGCCACCGGCGTCCTCCTTTTCGGCGTCGATGATGGCTTGCGCCTCGGCGCTCACCTGGTCGGGCGGCGCGGCCAGCACGCCCGCCTCGCGCAGCTCCGCCACCTCGCGGCGAAGCCGGCGCACGTTCCGGCGGAAGTCTCCGCCGTTCATCAGGAGCGTCTCTTCCTCGTAGGTGGAGAAGCCGCGCGCGACCTTCAGTTCCGCGGCCTTGGTTTCCTTGAGGGGGTCGATCTGGCCGGGGGGATCCCCGATCCAGCGGCACCCCAGGTATGCGAGGCGAACCAGCGGGTTGGTCCAGTAGTCCGGGCGGACGGCCAGGTACCCGCGCGCCACAGCCTCGTCCACGACGGCCGCGCGCACCGGGTCCAGGTACGACTCGCCGAAGGTGTACCGGCGGAGGTTGACGATCCGCCACAGGTGGAGGAGCGCGCCGCGGGCGGCCGTGTAGGACGTGGTGAACTTGGCCGCCACCACTTCGGGGGGGAGGCCGAGCGCCGCGGAGATGTACGTGGTCATGGCCTCGAAGAACGGCGCGAACGCAGGGTTCGGCCGCTTGCTCTCAACCACCTCCACGCCCTGGCCGTCCTCCAGCTCGAAGACGTTGCCCTTGCCGAGCTTCAGCGCCGGCCCCACCGGCGCCTCAGCGACACCCGCGGGGCCGGTGTGCGTGATGATCGGCGTCTCGTCCGTGAGCGCGCCCCCGGTCCCCAGCCCGCCCTCTTCGTCGTCCTCGGGCGGGGTCGTGTTGGTCACCACCACCGTGTGGAAGGCCGAGATCACCGCCGCGTCCAGCTCGGCGTCGGAGAACTCGCCGATGGACCGCAGCGCCTCCACCACGGGGGCGAAGAACGTCATCCCCCGGATCTGCTCCGGGCGGAGCATGTCCACCAGGTGGAGGACGTGCCACTCGCCCTCCACGTAGAACGGGACGCGCGTGAAGGCGGCGGGGGTGGCGGTGGTGATACCGGGCTCTTCGCCGGGGTGCTCGTTCCGGATGTAGCAGGCGATGGGCTCCCCGTCCGCGTCGAACTCGATCCCGCCCACCACGTCCTTGCGGTGCTCGTGCTCCGGCGGGGTCGCTACCCGGTCCGCTTCGATCAGCTGGAGGCAGGTGCCGAAGAGCATCCCCGGCCGCTCCTTCCACCGCCGCACCACGAACACGTCGCCGTTCTCGCGCTCGCTCCGGATGGCGAGCGCCTGGTGCTGCGCAAAGGTCTGGCGGCGCGCGACGTCGCTGTTAAGCGTCGTCGCCCAGGCGAACCAGAGCCTGTCCATCGTGACGGCCAGGTCGTCGGCCTCTTCGTCCGTCAGCCCCAGCAGCTCGGCGTCGATCTGCGGGACCGGCCAGAGCCCCGTCCCCACGGTGTAGGCGACGGTGGTGAGGAGCGCCGAGGCGGCAATCGGGTTGTCCCGCCCCAGGGAGCGCGCGCGGCCGGTCGCCAGCGGCCGGTCGCCCTCCACCTCCGCGTTGGCGCTGCCCCTGGACGGGTGCCAGCTGCGCGTGGCGGTGCGATCAGACCGGCCAGCGGCATACGCGCCGGACGTGAGCGCCGCGCGCGCCTCAAGCCGCGCCATGCCGCGCTCCGGGCTCACCCAGGAAACCACCTTGTCCAGCAGGTTCGGCTGGACGGGGGGGGCGGCCGGGGCCGCTTGCACCACCGCGCGCCGCGCGCTCACGCCCCGAACGCCCGGCCAGAGCGGAGCCCGCGGCGCCGCTTCGCGCTGTCGATGCGGTTCAGCAGGTCTTTCTCGCGCGCGTACAGCGTGTCGAGCTTGGCCTGCTCCGTGGAGCGGCCGTTGATCTCGCGCGCCTGGCCCGCAGCCTCCGTGGTCTGGATGGCCGCGCGCACACTGGCAAGCTGCTGGCGGAGCGTCTGGAGGGCGTCGGGCATGAAGCGGAGCCAGGGGGTGGAAACGAAAGAGCCCCCTGGGCAACCCGTGAGGGTCGCGCAGGGGGCTCCTTGCCCGTTCGGTTTTCGTACGGTGTAAAGTAGACCATGCCGGGCGTGGCGTCAAGCCGCACAAATCATCGCACGCCGCCGGACACCTCCCTCCCCCCCCGGCGCCCGCCCTTTCGCCCTCCGCGGCGCGCGGGCCCAGCGACCGAGGGGGGGCGAGCGCTGCCGGCCACCTCCGCCTGGCGGATCCGAAGGCCCTCCGCCCACACGGCATCTACCTGGTCCGCCAGCTTCTCCGCGTACCGCTGGCCAAGTGTGATCCGGACCGCCAGCCGGTTCAGCACCTCCAGGTCCAGTGCCTCCACACGCCCGGACTTGGGCGGGATGTACTGCCGGATGATCTTCCCGCCGCGGAGGCGGTTGACAGGCGTCTCCGCTACCAGCTGCCGGAAATACTCTGCGTCCAGCGACATGGGGAAGTGCATCCGGCCGGGCCCCTCGGCGATGTTGAGCACGGCGTAGATGGTGTCCTTCGCCGTCTCGGTGCCGACGTGGACCAGGCGCACGCCGCGCTTGCCGGGGCGGGTCACCTTCGCGACGAGCGGCTGGCCTGGGGTGGTTGAGCCGCGGCACGCGCGCACGTTGAACTCCTCCCGCGGCTTGACGTACTTGTACACGTCCTCCGTGTGGTGGCCCATCGCGTCGATGGTGACGGCCGCGATGCGCAGCCGCGCGCCACCCTCGTGCTGCCACTCCCGCGCGCGCAGCGCGTCCAGCTCCCGCCACACCTTCGGCCTGGACGGGCTCCCGACGAGCTGGCCGTGCTCGATCACCCAGGACTCGCCTTCCACCCCCCACCCCTTCACCGTGTACTCCAGCCAGCGGTCCTGCGTGTCCACCGCCATGGTGAGAAGGCCGACGCCGCGCGGCACCTCCACCGGGTAGCCGGCGCCGTACTCCTCGCGCCGCCCGTACAGCGTGTCGGGGCCCACCTTCTGCGCTGGACCGTCCCACGGCAGGCCGAGCACGGTGTTCATGAACACCTGCAGGGCCGCCGGGTCGCCCTGCGCACTCAGCCACCGCTGAACCAACTTCTCCCACTTCGCGCCGGCAAGCACGCTGATCAGGGAGTTGATGTGCCAGCCGGCGATGCTCGACTCGGGGTTCTGCGCAATCCACCGCCCGGTGCGCACCGCGCGGCGCTTCTCGTGCTCCGTGATCAGGCAGGCGGAGTGCTTGCACAGGTAGTAGACAGATCCCGGCTTGACCAGGCGCTGGCCAGTGGCGGTGCGGGTGTATTCGAACTTGATCCCGTACGCGCTGTCGCGGTCACCCCATTCCAGGTGCTGCTCCCCACCGCAGTGCGGGCAGGTGATGTGATAGTACCGCTGGTCGCTGGCCTTGAAGCGGGGGAGGATGCGGGAGATCTCGGTCAGCGTGGGGGTGGAGCCCACGACGACCTTGCCGTCCCAGAACGTTTCCGTGCGCGCCCGCGCCAAGTCGATCTGGTCCCCCTCGTCCCCAGCGCCGCGCGGGTCCATGGCGTCCACCTCGTCCACCAGGACGACGCCGACGGAGGAGCTGCGCAGCCCAATGGGGCTGGCGGCGCCCACCATCTGAAGGAACCCGCCGCGAAAATACTTCGACAGGAGCGTGTCGTTGTCCGCCTGCCCGCGCTTCCGTTTCTGCTCTTTGATCAGCCCGCGGAGCACGGGCGTAGCGCGGATGGTGGGGTCGAGCTTGTCCTTCGTGAACTTCTTGGCCGCCCCTTCGGACGGCTGCACCAGCATCAGCCCCCGCGGCAGCAGGTGGATGAAGTAGGCGATGATGTTGAGGAGGATGCCGTTCGTGAACCCGACCTGCGCCGACTTCATGATCACGGCTTCCTGCGTCCGCGGATCCCCGATCACGTCCAGGATCTCGCGGAGGTACGGCGGCGTCTTCCCCCACGGACGCGCGCCGCCGGCGGTGTACTCGTCCAGCCAGCGGTACTTTTCCGCCCACTGGCTGATCGTCAGCTTCGGCTTGGGCGCGAACACCGAGCGGATCACACCGGCCACCCGGCTCCGCCCCTCGCGACGCGCGGACGGGGCGGTCCCCTTCGTCCAGATCATTCCTCTTCCAGCTCGTCCGGGTCGTCCTCCGCCCAGGTGCCGGGCACATCCGCCGCTTCCCCGGGCCCCTCCTCGCCGCCGTCTTCCTCCCCGCTCATGGCCTCTTCGAACGCCTTCCGCAGCCGCTCCTTGGTGTCCTCCACGTAGCCGTCAATTACCTCGAAGCACTCCGGCGCGGGTTGCTCCGCCACCTGCGGCGCCAGGAGCCCGGCCATGTTGTCCAGCGCCCGCCCCACCTGCGAGACGACGCCGCGCAGCACCTTCTCCATGTGGTCCAGGTCCACCAGCTCGCCGTACTTCCGGGCGAGCTCCAGGCGCTTGTCCTCCAACTCCATGCGCAGAATCTCGGCACGATACTCCTGGACGGCCGTCTGCGCGCTCGCGCCGGCGCGGCCCTCCGCCCGGTCCTGCCAGTACTTGATGTAGTTGTGGTTCGATGCGATGGCGTCGTACTGGCCCCGGCCGAGCCGGACCACCACACCTTCGTCCACCAGCTGCTGCACACGCCGGGGGGTGACCCCCAGCAGCTTCGCGAGCTCGTTCACGTCCGAACCAGCCGGCTTTGCGCCCTTGGACCCGCCCCCGCCGCTTCGCATTCAGGCACCCCGGAGGCGAGACGCGGCGCCGCCCGCACGGACCCCGCGAGCGAAACGAAACAGGCTCTTAGCGAAATGCGAATGAGAGACCGACCGGGGTGGCGGGGGACCCTTTCTTTTTATCCCCTGGAAAGGACCCGCGCCCATGGGCCAGAGACCGCATGGCTGCTGCACTCTCACGCGCTCCCCCGCCCCTTCAGGCCGCGGACTCACTGAGGGCGGAGGCGCACGCGAACGCCACCCGCACCTCGTGATTCGACAGGGATACGCCCGGTAGCCGCTGGAGGGAGGTCAGGGTGTCGAGCAGGTGGGGAAGGCTGGCTCCGTAGCTCTTCGCCACCCCCTCCACGCGCGCGTGCACCACGATGTCTGTGGCCCCTCCCTCCCCCTCCACCTGCTCCACGGTCACCCTGTACGCGACAGCGTACCACTTCCCGCAGTCACGGAAGGCGCACTTGTGCTGCGGGATGAACACGCCCTCGCGGGTGAACGTGTCCCTCCCGCCGTGGGCATGGCCGCACCACGGGCAGCAGACACCGGGGACAGGCGGCTGGTACGCCATCTACGGACGAGAGGACGCCGAGAAGGCACGGAGGGCGAGGACGCGAGCCCGGAAGCGCACCAGGTCGAACTCCATGGCGAGAGCCGAGAGGACGCCGTGCGGGTCGATGTTGGTGTCGCCGGTGTTCGCGTACAGCTGGAGGGCAAGCACCTCGCTCTCCTCCCGGTGATGGACGGCGAGCTGCGCAGCGTCCGGGGCGACGCCATGCGCCACGTCCCAGAGCGTGGGCGACTGGCAGAGGTCGCGCTCTTCCGCCAGCAGGGAGTGGAGCAGCTCGTGCTCGCGGCAGAGCGCCCACGTGTCCACTCCGTACCCACAGGCCCGCGCGGTCTGGCGGTAGGCGTCGGTGTCGTGCGGCGCCGCCGGCAGCATACTGCCGTCCGGGTAGATGGTCTCCAGGTAGCGAGCGGCCGGGTACACGCGTACGATGCAGCCCCGCAGCACGATGGCGTGCTGGACGCCGGTCGGCGCGGTGCCAGCGCGCGTCTGCTCCTTCTCGGCGCGATGGCGGTCGATGCGGGCGGCGGCCTCTCCGCCGGTCAGGTCGCGCCTCACGAGCGCACCACCGTATCGTCTGTCCGCGTCGGGTCGGCGATCTCGCCGCGCTCCATCTTCTCCGCCAGCAGGCGCCGGACGATGCTCTCGTTGTCCAACCACAGCTCCACTCGGTGACTGCGCAGCACCGCCTGCACGGCGTCGTAGCTCATCCCGGCCACCTTCCGCTCCGCCATCTCCAGCGGCATTCCCTTGCGCTTCGGCATGATGGATTCCTCTCAGCAGTTGGTGAGCTGGCCGTTGTGCAGGAACCCGTGGTACCGGCCGCACTGGATGCTCCCCGCGCCGGCGGCGCAGGTGTCGCCGTTCTTGTCGACGTGCAGCGGGCGGCCCGAACGCTCCCCCTGCGGGTCGCGCGGATCTCCGTGCCGCACCCAGCACTGATGCGGCTCACCCGGGCGGGTGCAGTTGCTCGCCTGCGAATCCACGTACCAGGTACCGCCCGGCGTGACGCAGGCGAGGGCGATCCCGTCCGGCCCCTGACGGTCCGTGCCGTGGAGGTGGTCGACGTCGTACAGCGAGCCCACCGGCAGCTCCCGCTCAGAGTGGAGGCGGCCATCCGGGGCGCCGATGTACAGCCGGTCCGCCCACACCTGGCGTGCGGCGGTCTCGGGGAAGGCGCGGCCGCAGGCGGCGCAGTGCGTCGGCCAGCGGGGGTCGGCGTCGGCGATCTTCTCGGCGCGAGCTCGGTGGAAGGTCTGGCCCGGGCACCCGGGCAGCTCGTACGTCTCCACCCACGCGGACGCCCACGCGCGGTCGTAGATCACCACGTCGGCGTCGCAGCACCAGCCGGTTGCGGAGCCGCGGCACGGCTCGTCCTGGCCCTGGACGTAGCGGCGCAGGCGGACCTGCACCTCTCGCGTGGGCTCCATCCAGAAGACTCTCATGCCTCACCTCCCGCCCCGTTGGTTCCCTCATGGCCAGTGAACTGAATTCCGAACGGCTCCCCGGCGGCGAGGGACTGCGCCACCGCCGTCAGGTCCTCGTGCGGGAGTCTGCGGACGACCCGGACAAGATGACGGCGGGCGGCGCGGCGCGCGTGGATCTCGTCGCGATATCGCAGCTCGATTCCGGGGCCGACTCCCCAGGATGCGGCCCATTGCGTCGCGTTCGGCGACACGTACAGGTGCCAGCCCAGCCACCGTCCGAACTTCCTCGTGGGGAAGCGGATGCACAGGTATCCCCATGGCGTTCGCAGGTTGGTCGCCCCGTGCATGGCGCAGCCGCGAGAGTAAATCGTTACGCGGCACCTGCCGCTTCCGATGCCAACATGGCCTTGCTCTCTCAGGACGTACGGGAGTACGAGGGGGAGAAGGGTGAAGCTGAACACTGCGCAGGCGATGGCGGTCAGCATGGCACTCCGAAGGTTGAAGGTTGATTCTGGTCGCTTTTGGTCAGTAGGGGCGCAATGAACCGCCCGGGCGTGGGCGGTTCGCCCCATCCGCGCTACTCCTGCCGGGTGTGGTACACCGGGAGGCCGAAGGAGTGCAGCGTGCGTGCGTCCCCGTCCACCGTGGGAATCGTCTTCATCCACTTGCGGTAGGCGTCGGAGCCCAGCACCAGCAGCGCGCGGCCGGGGTGCATGCGCCGGAACTCCTCCACCTGGTGCGCCTGGCCCTCGCCGAACAGCAGCGCGACGCTCTCCTCCGTCGCCTTCGGCAGCAGGGTGACGACGGCGTGTCCCCCGGCCCCCAGCACGACGATGGCCGCCGGCTCGTCCTCCGCAGGCTTCAGCTCCTCGCGCACCGTCCGCAGCGGGTCCAGCAGATCCTCGGTGGAGTAGGTGCGCGGCTCGTCCCACACGAGCCCGGTGCTCCCCTGCCCTTCCGGCCACGGCTCGCCCAGCGCCGCATCCATGAACCGCGCCGCGTCGATCCCCGCAGCGCGGGCGCGGTCCACCGCGTCCGGGAGGAGCGTCCAGCCGGGGAAGGGGACGAACGGATCCCCGGCGATCGCGCGGGCGCGGAGCTGCCGCACCGCCTCCTGGATGTCGGCCAGCGGGTCGGCCGCCTCGTCCCACGTCACGTTGCCGGAGGCGCGCACCTCGCCGCGCCCCAGCTCGTCCCACCTCATGGTGGTGTACTCCACGCCGGCGGGGGTGACGTCGTAGCCGGCGCTGGAGAACACCACGGGGCCCGTGACCTGGCCGAGGAGCCGGGGCGGACCGCCGTCGTTCGACACGTAGACGGAGTGCGGCCCGGCGGCGTCCAGCGCGAGGTAGCGCGGCGAGAAGGCCATCGGCGGGAACAGGTCCTCGGGCAGCACCTCCCGTGCGAAGTACGGCAGCAGCGGGGACGAGAGCGCGCGGAGCTGCGGGGGCGGGTCGCGCAGCGGCGGGCCCGCCAGCAGGGCCGCGAAGCGCTCACCTGGCGTCGGGGGGCTCAGGCGCTCCCGCGCCCTCTCCGCCCACTCCGTCACCGACTGGCGCGGGGGCTGCTCCATGTTGCGTCGGATCAGGTGACGACGTGCGCGGTGGCGGCGGCTCATGGTGTCCTCCGGGCGGCGCGGATGGTGTAGGCGTCCGCCTCCGGGTCGTGGTGGACGGACAGGACCGGGGAGCGGTCGGGGTTCAGCTGCACGTCCTCCAGCTCCGCCCGCGTGAGGGTGATGTTCCCGCCGCTGCGCTCCAGCACCAGCGCGAGCACCCGCAGCGCCCCGTGCATCTCCCGCTTGGCCGCGTCCCCCTCGGCGAGCTCGCGGGCGAGCTCCGCCACGCCATCGCCGATGAACCCGCCCGGGAGATCGTCCCGCACGATGCGCCTCACGTGAACCTCCCCAGGCGGCGACGGATCTCCGCCGCCCGCTCGGCCGCCTGGCGCAGCGCGTTCATGCCGTACTCGTGCAGGTCCCACGGGCTGATCACCAGGCCGGCAGGGTGCTCCAGCCGGGCCCGGCTCGCGCCATCCTCCGACACGATGTGCATGCCGCTCTCGGGCGAGTCGGCCGGCTCCACGCGCCACATCGTGGGGCCGACGCTGTACACCGTCACCCCGTACACGCCGGGCGTGTGGAGCGGGAGCGCGAGCCAGCGCGCCACGCTGCCCTGGAACGACTCGAACCACATGCGCAGCCGCTCCTCCGTGGGCTGCACCGCCTGCACCGCGTAGACGTTGCCGGCGGGCGTCTGGACCTTCAGCACGCCCTTGTGCATGGGCTCCGTCTCCACCACCCGCCAGGGAGTGGTGGCGAGCGCGCGGACGGTGCTCTCGTGCAGCACGCTCAGGTCCAGGGTGAAGTCGGATGCGTCAAGTTCGTGCATGCGTCCTCCAGGCGAAATAGGGCGGGGACCGCAAGGTCTCCACCGTGAATATGCGTAGCGTAGCCCCTTCCATAAAGGGCTGCGAGGGCGTGCCCGTCGTCGCGCATCAACCCCATCTGAGATCGTCAGCCGAGGTCCATGGGCGAGCGAAAGGTGGCGCGGGGACCACCTTTCGAGTGCGTGCCGAAGGTGATCTCCCAGCCGGCCACAGGGGATTTCCGCGCGAAGGTGGCCACCTCGGCGCGCCACAGTCGGTCCGCGTCCGGGGTGCGGCCGGGCTCACTTCGCTGGATTCGAAGGGTGAGCCCGGCGCCGACGTCGCGCGAGGCGTCGAAGTGCATCCCCACCCAGGCGCCGCCCGGCAGCACACGCATGTGCCAGGTACCCGGCTGCAACACGGCGGCGTTCCGCAGCTGGTCAAACAGGTCCGGAAGCTTGCCCGCCCAGCGCAGCTCCGGCGCGGAACGGGTGAAGTCGGGGTGCTGATCGGCGCGTGACACCGTCACACCTCCAGGGCGAGCTGGGAGCGCCGCTCCCGGTGAGCTTGGGACCGCGGGTTGACGGCCGCCGCGCTGCGCACGGCCGCGTCCTCCGCGGCGGAGAGGGCGGGGAGCGGGGTGCGCCAGGTCTGGATGCCCTCGCTGTTCGTGCGGTACAGCTCCCACCCGGCGGCGGCGTACAGGGTGCCGCGGTGGATCCGGGTGTCGCAATAGGAGAGGAGCCAGCGCACCTCGTACGGCTCCCCCAGGAAGCAGGGCGGCCGGGTGCAGAGGTACCCGGCGCCGACGGCGCCGACGAGGGCGCGCAGCGCCGCGGAGCCCAGGGCGGAGCGCCACCTGCCGCGGCGGTCCACGAAGCCAGGCAGCAGCTCGCGCCAGTGGTACGCGCCGCCCGCCTGAAATCGGGGGAACAACCACACCCGGGCGAGGTTCAGGACCTGCCACCGGCTGACCACTGCCCGCCCCGCCGCGACGTCGGCCACCGAGCCGTACCACCCCGGCAGCTCGCCGAGGCGGCGGCGGACCTCGCGGGCGCGGACCCGCGGCGCCAGCACCAGCGGGACGTCCCGCTCCAGTGCGGCGACCGCCGCATCCGCGGGCGCGTAGCAGCGGGTCGCCTCCGGCCAGCCGACGATCAGGTACCCGGCGAGCTCGCCGGGTACGGCCGTCAGGTAGATGCCCCACGCCTCCGGCCTGGCGCGGGGGTCCACAGGCTTCTCCAGGTAGTGCCAGGCGCCCACCGCGTGCTGCGCGCCGGTGAAGCTTTCCGGGCCACCATGCGCGACGCGGCGGAGGAGCCGCACCTCCACGCCGGGGGCGCTCACGCGGCCTCGCTCCGGAACAGGTCGCTTTGCTCAACCTGCTGTACGACGCGGCCGCGGACGGCTCGCAGCAGCCACGCCTTCTGTTGCCCGATCTCCATCCCCGCCATTGGAACAGTCACCTCGCGCCCCGCGGCCAGAAGCGCCGGGACGAGGTGCTGCCGGTAGGGCTTGCCCGCGAGGATCTCCACCCGCTCGCCACGTTTAAGCACGGCGAGAAGTTGCCCCACGACGCGGCCGGCCCAGGCCTCCCGCTCCGGCGCGCCCATGTCGTACAAGCTGCGCTCATATGGCTGCACCACCTGAGCGGGGTCCAGCAACCCGTGCTCTGCGGAGAGGATCATCCAGCGCCCGCCCTGGTGCTCCGCGTACGCCCGTGCCTTGCGAAACCAGTCGCTCTCGTAGAGGTCGGCGGCGGGCAGCGGAAGGCGATGCTTGCCCTTGACGCACGACACCAGCACCAGCGCCGGGCGGGCGGTGTGAGATAGCGCGGCGAGGTACTGCCCTAGGTTGTGCGCCCCGCGGCCGATGTTGTGTTCGTTGCTCCCGAACGTTCGGGTGTCGATGCCCTCCAAGCGGAGACCCGCACACGCGGGGCAGTCGCAGATCGGAGCAGTGGGCGCCTCCCCCTCGCCGACGGCCGAGTGTTCCACCAGGTCGCCGTGGGCGTGCTCCCAGAAGGCGCCGTTGAGTGCCTGGCGGATCGGGCTCGCGCTGTCGCAGCTGTCCACCCCCAGGCTGCGCCAGGCGGCGACGAAGTGCAGCGCCGACAGCCCCAGCACGTGGAGGTACACACCCGGGACTGCGCGGCGGATCCGGCCCACCACGTCGATGCAGAACGCCGTCTGCCGCGAGCGCTTCACCAGCCCGCCCACTGCCAGGCTCTGGTAGCCCACCTCTGCCAGCTCCACCGCGCGCTCCACGCGCTCCGGCACGCTCTCCCCGTGCACGGCCGCCATGGGGATGCGGCCACGGTGATCGAGCTGCAGGAATTCCACTGCGCTCTCGCGGTTGAACCGGCGGCGGCCCTCCGGATCCGGGAGTCCGGGGGCGAGGATGTGGTCCGGGGCGACAATCCGGCCCCCCGGCTTCGAGAGCGGGAGGTATCGATCGAGGGCGTACGCGGGCGTGACAAGGTGGCGGCCCAGCCGCGGAACCGGCTCCCGGATGTACTTCGGGGCCCCGCAGTCGACGATGGCAGGTTCATCCCGGCCAGCGATCCAGGGCGCGGGGTGCGCGAGCGACGTGAGCAACCCATCTGGCTGGTGCTCCAGCCACTCCGGGAGCGGGACTGGCACCCCCTGCCGCTTGATGCTGTCCACTCGGGACACCGCGGCGAAGTAGCGCGTCACGGCTCGGGCTCCGCGAGCAGGTCCACTTCCTTCCGACCGGTGTCCAGCACCAGCACTGCCCGCCCCACGACCGGCACCCGGAGCGCGTCGGCGGCCATTTGGACGAAGGTGCGCAGCATCCCCTCCATGTCGCGGATCGGGCCGTACTTCCCCCGGCCAGCGAAGCCCCCCACGAACTGCTTGACGACCTGCCGCACGCTGTACGACTCCAGCACCTCGCCGGCGGGTGCGTACTCCAGCACCACCGCGCTCCCTTTGCGAGGGTTCTTGGAGTGCGGACACATGGGCGGGAGGATCACCCGGATCCGCTCCCGGTGCTCCGCCACGGCGGGCCCGCAGAGCGGATGGAGTCGGAACCCGCTCTCGTGTTTCCGCAGGACGATCCGCCCCAAACGATGCCCCCCACTTGCGCTGCGGGCCGCCGGGTAGGGGTTCACGCGCAGCCGGCGCACCAGCACCACGTGAGTCTCTCCGCTGGCGAAGCGCACCAGCATGGAGCCCCGGCGCGTGATGCACTTTCCGTCGTGGCGGGGGACGGCATCGCACAGCGCACCGCGAAGGTCCTGGCGGGTCCAGGTGTCGCCGAGGTAGGTGTAGCGCATCGTCACGAGCCCCCCTTCGAAGACGTGAACAGGTCGCCCGCCTCAGCGAAAAACTCATCAGCCCCGGGTTCCTCCCCGCTCCACTTCCGCGGCCAAGTCTCCGCGGCCACCAACTCGCGGATGCGCGCCTCCTCCTCCGTGTCGATCAGGTCAACGCGCGGCCTTCCAATCTGGTCTGCCTCAGCGTTAACGCGCCGCTGAATGTCGAGCACCACCTCCAGCGCCCAGAGCCGCGACGGCAGCTTGAGGGGCCCCATGCGGTGCTGTTTCGCTGCGAGAGAGCCGTCCGCGTTCGTCTCCCCGCCTGGCTGGCGGAGGCGGTGCTCCTTGCGCCTGAGCGTGGCGTACAGCACGCGGAGCTCGCGGAGCGGAGCGAGGTACCCCCATTCCTCCGGGTAGGTGATGATCACGGTGGTGAGCGCCAGGTCCTTGCTGGCCACCGGGCATCCGGTGCACCCTGTCCGGGCGTTGATCTCCTCCGCTTCGTCCCCGCCGTACGCTTCCGCTACCGCGGAGGTGGGGAAGCCCGCCTCCGGAGCGAAGAACGTGAGCCAGTCCCACACGTGGCACACGCGCCAGTGGATGATGGGGGCCAGGATCGCGCCGAGGTTCTTCGGCGTGTCGCGCTGGAAATAGCCCTGGGAGCACTCGGTTCCGTCCCTGCTGCAGGCGACGGCGATGCGCTGGTCACGAGCCGCGCTCTCCCCGATCCTCACGCCGGTGAGGATCAGCAGCTCGCCGTGCTCGTCCTTGAGCCGCTGTTGCTCTTCCCACATGGGGTTGAGCTTCAACAGGCCAACGCACCACCTGAACCGAGCGCCGGACGGCGGCACGCCTCGCCCCAGCATGTAGACCCACCAGCGGTGGTCCAGCGGAGGCTGGACGATGCGAACGTCCACCCCATGCTCCCGCTCGACGTAGCGGAGCAGCTGCATGGCGGAGAAGTGGAGCGGGAGCAGCTCCATCCGCGTGTCGCTCATCAGCACGGTGATGGTGTCGGGTCGCGGCACCCGGCCGGTGCGGATCAGGTGCAGGACCACCGTCAGCGTCGCAGTGCTGTCCTTCCCGCCGCTGAACGTGAACACCCAATGGCGGTACTTCTGAGCGTACTCCAGCAACGACGCCGCGGTGAGGTCGAGTGCGCCGTCCAGGGTCAAGCGCGACCCTTCGAACAGGGTTGGCTGGATGGCCATACTACGCCTCCTCTCGGCGGCGGCGTGCCGGTCGCCGGATCCGCAGGAGCGCGTCCTCGCGCAGGTTGATCAGGATCTGGGGATCGGGGTTCGGCGCCTTCCCGGGACGCCGGCGCCGGAAGGGGTGCGGCTTCTTCTTGCCCCGCTTGCGGTCTGCCATGGCTACCTCAGTGCGGCCACAGGTCCGCGGCGATGCCGCAGACCAGGTGACCGGCGCGCGTGGGCGGGGCGAGGTCCGGCACCCTCGGGCGGCCGTGCCGGTCGTATGCGATGGGCGCCTCGTCCGGGGCGGGCACCCAGAACTCCGCCCCCGGCTCCTCCGGGTTGACCTCCAGATCGGCGAGAAAGCGGCGCGCTGCGGCGGCGTGCTCCACGTCCATCTGCTGGCGCTCCTCGCGGGTCGCGCCGCGCTCTGGTTGGCTCGCCTCCGCCGGCTGCAGGCGGCGGAGCAGTTCCGCGCGCACGGCGTTCTGCGACCGCAGCGCTTCACGGAGGCGGAGGCGCCGGTCTCCGGCCGGCCGGGTCTCCTCCAGGTCGGCTTGCGCCAGCGCTCGTTCGGCGGCCTCAAGCCGCTGCAACAGCGTCGCGGCGGGTACATGGGACAGGTCCTGATCGTTCATGCGGCCTCGCTTTTTGAGGATTGAATCAGGGTTGCGACCCGCTTACGCAGGTCGATGCGCAATGCTTTCCGGCGCGCAGCCGGAGGGAGGGCGCCCTGCCGGCGCGGGAACGCCCTGCGGCCCTCGCGGATCAGCTCGCGCGCTTTCTGTCGGTTGGCGGGGTCGGACAGCCACGCATCGACGGCGCGCGCCTCGGGCGGCACCACGGTCGCCAGCACGTCGGCGACGGGGGTCGGACTGCCCTGATGCCCGTAGAGCTGGCGGGAGCCCCCCGGCTTCTCGGCGGCGCCGCCGGTGGTCTGGTACCGGGCTTCCTGCTGCGCGTGGGGGGTGCCGGGGACGGGGGTCCCGGCCGTGCGGAGCTTCTCAGGGTCGTACTGTTTCTGGAGCGCCAGGCGGATGGCGCCGCGGAGATCTCCGCGGTGGCTCTTGTCGGTGGTTGGGCGGAGCATGAAGCTGAGGGCCAGTCGAAACAGCCTCGCGCGGTCCCACCAGGGCGCGGGCTCCAATCCCTTCGCCTCCGGCCTCGGGTCGATCCAGACCGACCGCTCCTCGCCGCGGGCAATCAGCCGAGCGTCCGCCCAGAAGGCCCGGGCCGCAGTCGGGTTTTCGATCCCCCGCCGGAACTCCCTCGCGGCGGACTCCATGTTGCGGAGCGCCCTGGCCATGATTTCCGCCGCGGTGACGCCCTCCGGCCGCGGCGGGGGGCCCACGGCTGGCACCTCGCCGTCCAGGTCCCCCTCCGCCCCAAATCCGTCGTCGTTGTCGCCGCCGCCGTTCGCGGGCGCTGCGGCTACAACTGCAGCTGCTGGTTGAGTATCTACCGGGGTGTAAACCCCGGATAAGGAAGCGGGCGCGCGAGGGGCCCCATCTGTGCCGCCCTCAGGGGAGGGAGAAACGCCACCCTCGGTTGTGCCGCCCCCCAGGGCGGGAGAGACGGGATCAGACCCGCCTTGGGGGGCGGGTGAATCGTGCGCCGTACCGCCCTGAGGGGCGGATGCACCCCCGTCTGTGCCGCCCCGGAGGGCGGCACAGACCCAAGGGAGGAACCCCAGGCGGTCCGGGGTGGACCCCCCGTCCACCTTCTTCAGGTAGCCGTAGTGCTCGCCGTCCTTCTTGGCCGCGCGGACGGGCTTGTCACCGTCACAGCGGAGCAGCGCGCGGAGTTCCGGCTCGGGGAGCGGGTGCAGCCCCTTCCCCAGCAGCGCGACGTGGGTGACGAGCCGCGCCGTGTTCGCGGAGATGCGCGGGTCGACGGTGACGGCCGCCACCGCGGCCAGCCGCTCCACCAGCTCCTCCTTGGGGAGCTTCCGCAGGGCGTCGCGCTGCGCCGCCAGGTCCGGCGTCACGGCTGAGAACCCTCCCGAACCCCGCCGGATTCCTGTCGCTTTTGGTCAGCATGAACCTGCGAAAGCGCTCCGGCCTTGCGGCACGTCCGGCACAGCGCATCGACGCCCTCCGGCGCGCGAGTCTGGAACCTACGTCCGCACCCGCCGCCGCAGAGGACGAGGCGCCGAGGTCCGTACAGCTCGGCGTAGCACGCGTTGCACGTGTCGGTGCCGGCGTTGCCGCAGTGCGTGAAGAACTTCGCCGGGAACTCCTCGCCACACCGCTTGCAGAGCCTGTCCGGCCCGTCGGGATCCTGCTGCCGCAGGTCGTTCACGAGACGCGCGGCATCGGCCTTCCGCAGCCAGGCCGCCCGCGGCGAACCGGGGAGCCGCACCACCTGCGCGCCGGCGTGCCGCATCACCGTCTTGCGGCAGCGGCCGGACTCGCGCACCACCTCCTCCATCGGCACGAGCGCCTCGGCCGGGGCGGGGAGCCCCCGAGCGGCGCGCGCCTCCGCCAGCATAGCCTCGGCGGTCACGCGCGGATCCCTTCCGGTGCGCGATAAATCGCGGATCCGTCCTCGCCACGCGACCACCCGGGGCACGGGGCAGGGCATGGGACGCCCACCTGGAACGGCGCGCCGCAGTAGGGGCAGCTCGTGTCGGCGAGTGCTCGCCCGATGGCGCTGACGACAGCCGCCGCCTGCTCGTGCGGGGCGGGGCCGTCCGCCTCCGGGTCGTGCCCGGACTCTCGGGCCGGGAAGCGCACCACCCACACCTCGGGGTCGCCCTGTTCGATCTCCTGCCGCTCACCGCTTTCCCAAAGAATCACGGCATACAGCGCGCTCGCGCTCTCCACCTCCCCTTCCTCCGATGTGGAGAGGCGGAGCACGGAGCGCCCGGTCTCGAAGAGGTGCCAGTCGATCATCCCACGGCCTCCGCGGGAAGGGTGTCGAAGAAGGTGGGCGCGGTGGCCTGTGCCTCTGCGGCGCGGCAGTACCCCACCCCCATGTACCAGTAGCCGCCGTGCAGCTCGGTGAAGCTCCCGTAGCGCCCCATCTTCACGGCCTGGTAGGGGACGCTGCCGATGCCTCCGAAGGGGTCGTACACCCGCTCGCCGGGGTTGGTGAAGCGCTCGATCAGCCCCTCGATCAGGTCGAGCTGGAGAGGGCACACGTGCTGTTCCTGCTGTCGCCGCGACTGCTCGGAGTTGAGCGTGAGCATCCGCTGCACGTCCGTCCAGGCGTCTTCCGACCACGACGACGGGGCGAGCAGGAAGAAGTCCTTGGGGAGCCGGCCGCGACGCTCCAGCTCCTCGCCGAGGGCGATGTGCGCGCGGTAGTCGTACACGTGGGTGCGGCACCAGGCCCCCCACCACGCCTTTGCGGCATCGAGGTCCATCCCTGCGATCTCGTCCGGCCGGAGTAGCCGGTTCCCGGACGAGCGGGCGAACCCGTGCGCGTCCACCTGCCACCGGGCCAGGCTGTACGACTCCCGGTCGTGCACCACCGGGACGTCTGCGTACGAGCGGGAGGTGTCGCTCTGCGGCTTCCGGAACAGCAAGACGTACTCGGACATCCCCACGCCCATCTTCGTGCCGTCCTTGAGCATCTCGCCGTACGTCAGACGATAGGTTTGGTTGTTCTCCCTCACGACGTCCGTCACCACCGTGCGCCGGCCAAAGAAGATCCACCCGTGCCGGCGGAAGGCGGCGGTCACGTAGTCGCTGAACGGCTCCACGGAGTACATCCCCAGCCCGGTGACCGTGCCGTACAGCATGCGGTCCTTTACGTGGACGGCGGCCACCCGGCCGGGCTTGGTGATGCGCAGCAGCTCCGGGATAAGGTAGTCGAGCTGCTCCATGAAGGGGGCGTTCCCCTGGTTGTGGCCGAAGTCGTGGAACGACCACGTGTATTCGTACTGATTCCCGAAGGGGATGGAGGTGAGGATCATGTCCTCGGAGTCCGTCGGCTTGGACGCCGTCTCCAGCACCGTATCGTTCAGCGCCGCGTGGAACCGCTCGCCCTGCACCTCCTGCCTGTCGATGCCGATCGTACGCTCGAATCCTTCCATCCTGCTGGCGTCCGACAGCCCGTGCCTGTGCATGATCTCCACCATCCCCGCCACCATCCTTTCGTGGTCTCGCCACTTCCGTTTGAGCTTCCGGACGATCTCCACCTCGCTGTCGGCGTAGACCACGTGCACGTCGACCGGGAAGAGCTGCCCGAAGCGCCAGAGCCGATGAATCGCCTGGATGAAGTCGTTGAAGTTGTAGTCCACCCCCATGAAGATGGCGCGCCGGCAGTATCCCTGGAGGTTGGTGCCGGAGCCCAGGATCTCGGGCTTGGACGCGAGGTCGTACAGGGGTGTGCCGACGTGGCACCCCTCTTCCCACGTACCTTCCGCGAAGGCCGTGACCGTCGCCTCCCGCTCGTCCAGGTCCTGGGTGCCGTAGACGGTGGCGGCCCGGCCGGCGCGGATGTCCTCCGCCCAGGCCGCCTCGATCGCCCGCCGCTCCGCCTCCAGGTGGTGCCACACCAGCCAGCGCGGACGGCCGCCGTCCGCGTCCGGCTCCGCGGCCGCCATGATCTCCTGCACCTTGGCCAGCCGAGCCTCGATGGTCTCTCGCTTCTCCCGCGCGGCGGACGTCACGCCCTCCGCTGCGTCGCGCAGCAGCCGCATCTGGCCGTCCCCGTCGGCCCCGGCCGCGGTGTGGCTCACCGCGACGGGGTGCCAGTGCACGCGCAGTTCCGGCAGGTCGTAGCCATCGTTGCTGTGTCCCAAGTCGGAGGGCTTCGTGATGAGGAGCGCCCAGCTCGACACCCACAGCCAGAACTCCCCCTCCTTGTGCTCCATCAGCGTGAGGTTCCCGGCCTCTTCGCTGTCTCGCTTGAACCAGCGCGTGAGAGCCTGGCCGGAGTCCATGATGCCGAGAAAGGCGGCGTAGTGGATCAGCTCCTTGGTGCGGTTCGGCGAGGGAGTAGCCGTCGCGACGTACCGGTACGGCACCTCCTCGAAGAGCTCGTTGAAGAGCTGGTACGTCTTCGAGCCGTAGGAGCGCAGACAGCTCGCTTCGTCCAGCCACACGGCGAGCAGTGCGGCGAGGAAGGGCGCAGAGAAGTGCCCCTCCCGGACGCGTTCGTAGTTCGTGATCAGGATGGGCCCCGCCGCGAGCGCCTCGGCGTCGTTGCGGACGTAGGTGACCGGGATCCCCATCTTGCGCGCCTCGCGCCGGAACTCGCGGCGGGCACCCAGCGGCAGGATGATCAGGACCTGCTTCCCCGCGTACCGCCTCACCAGCTGCCGCAGCGTCTCCAGGCCCATGCGGGTCTTGCCGAGGCCGAAACTCGCGAAGACGGCGCGACAGCCGCCGCTCAGCAGCCATGGCACGCAGTCCCGCTGGTGCGGCTTGAGGCTGGGGTGCAGCTCCCGCGGGTCCAGGTCGAACCCGGACCGCGTGACCGGCGGCGCCTTCGCCCGGAGGAAGGCGAGGTACGCGTCCGGGTTGAACGGGCCGCCGTCGGCGCGGGCGATCACCGGACCACCTCGCGAACCAGCAGCAGCACCAGCGCCAGCCCGGTGGGGGCGTACCCGACCCTCTCCACCAGCCGCACCTGCCGCTCGATCTCCGGCGCCAGGTCCTGACCCGAGAACACGAGGCACGTTGACGCCGCGCAGATCGCCGCCCCGCAGAGCCAGGCGATGGCCAGCTCCAGGGGGGTCACCGTGCACCTCCAGCGGCAGCGCGGCGGGTGCGAGAACGCCGCGATCGGCCCGGATCCACACCGGCGGGCGCCTCGCGGACGATCATCTCCGGCACGTTGGCGCGGGCGAGCGCCGCGGCGATGGGCGGGCACACGCTGTTGCCGCACATCTGCACCTGCTCCGTCTTGGTGAGCTTCCGCCCCTCCGGCCCCCGGTCGATGATGTAGGAGTCGGGGAAGCCCTGCGCCCGGTACAGCTCGCGCGGCTGGAGCATGCGCATGGCGATGTCCGCGATCACGTACGGCTGGCCGTCCACCTGGACCTGCACGAGGCCGAAGCGGTCCACCGTGGGCACGGTCGCGAGCGGCGCTCCCGGCCCCTGCTGGTTGCCGGTGCCGTAGTACGCCTGGAGGAACGCATAGACGAGCCCCGCCTTGGGGATGGAGGTGATGGTCCGCATCGGAGCCGCCGGATCCCCGTTGCCCCCATCCGGCTCGCCCGTTTGGAAGTGGGAGAGGTGGGCCGCTACGAGGGACTCCTGCCCCCCGGAGGTGACGGTGTGCAGGGGCGTGCCCGGCCAGCTCGCGGAATGACCGGAGGTGTGGGTCTGGAGAAAGACCGTCGTGAGCCCGTGGTGCGTCCCCTGCGCGCTGACGGTGTGCAGCGGCTCCTCCGGCGAGGCGTCCGAGCTGGTGCCGCGCAGCTTGGTGAGGCTGGCTGCCACCACCGACTGGTGGGATCCGGTCTGGAGGATCGTCGAGACCGGCTCGCCGGCGCCGCGGCCGGCGCCGGTGTACGCGCCGGCGTTGTTCTGCGCCAGGAACGTCGCCACCAGGGCGTGGCGGTTGGAGGTGTCGAGCGTGTCCACTGGCTCTCCCAGCTCGGAACCGCGCACGTCGCTGGGTCGCTTCTCGGCGTGGTACGTTGTCAGGTGCGCCGCGACCAGCGCCGGGTTCGCTCCGCACGCGAGGATGGCCCCGGCGGGATCAGTGACGTCACGCGCGGGGGCCGTGCGGTCGCCGGTCTGGTTCCGGATCAGCACCGGCGCCACAAGGCTCCCGCCGTTGGCGGTTCCCACCACCGTCGGCATCGGCTCCTCGGTGGAGATCGTGCGCGGCTCCTGCCCGTCGCGTTCCCCGTAGCGGGGGACCAGGTACGGGGCCACCAGCGCGGGGTTGCCGCTCCCCACCACCGAGGCGGAAGGTTCCTCCACCGAGCGGGCGCCCGGGCCCCAGCGCTTCACGCCGGAGGGCGACACCTCACCGTGCGCGACGTCGGCGAGCACCGGAGCGAACAGGCCCAGTTCCCCGCGGTGCGCGCCCGTCACCGTCGGGGCCGGCTCGGTGAGCGGGTGCGCCCGGCGGTCGCCGTGGTGGGTGAGCGGGGACAGCACCGGCGCGACGAGGGCGGAGTCTCCCTTCGCGGTGACCGTCTGGTACGGCGCGTCGGCCGGGCGCTCCGGTGACTGCCCCTGCCGCCCGCCCACGCCCGCGATCACCGGGGCCGCCACGGCGAAGCCGCCGCCCTTCGGGTACGCGGTGACCGTGCGCAACGGCTCCGACATGGAGTGCACCACGCTCCCGCCGGCGGCGTTCTGCACCGGCACGATGAAGGGCGAGGGGTTGTTGACCACGAAGCGCATCACGCCCCGGGCGATGCGGCGGTTGGTCGCCGCCTCAAGCGGGCGCTTGGGCGGAGCCTGGCCGCGCGCCTTGCCCCAGGCCTTCGCCTCCTCCCGCGTGGCGAAGATGCTGCACATGGGGATGCTCCAGTCGATGCATTCCGCCGCGGTGCGGTACGGCTGGAGCTTGCCCGCGCGCACCGCCGGGCTCGCGGGATCCCCGTGGGTGGGCTGCGGCCACACGATGGGCGCACCGTCGCATCGCGCGATCATGAAGAAGCGCTTGCGGATCGTCGGCGCGCCGTAGTCGCAGGCCCGCAACTCGCGCCACTCCACCACGTAGCCGAGCGCCTCCAGGTCGCGGACGAAGCGGCGGAAGGTGCGCCCCCGACGCCGGCTGCAGGGCCGTAGCGCGTCGGGCGGCCCCACTAGCGGGCCCCACCCCACGAACTCCTCCACGTTCTCCAGGATCAACACCCGCGGGCGGACAGTGCCGGCCCAGCGCTTCGCCACCCACGCGAGCGCCCGGCGCTTCCGCTTGGCGGACCGGATCGGCTTCCCGCCCCGGCTCTTGCTGAAGTAGGTGCAGTCGGGCGAGAGCCAGAGCAGCCCCACCCGCCGCCCGCGGCAGACCACGCGCGGGTCCACCTCGAACACGTCGCAGATGAAATGCTGCGTTTGAGGGTGGTTGACCTGGTGCATGGCCAGGGCAGCGGCATTGTGATTCACGGCCAGGTCCGGCGACCGCCCTAGCGCCAGCTCGATCCCGACCGAGGCTCCGCCGCCGCCCGCGAACAGGTCCACCACCAGCTCCCCGTGGAGGGGGAGCAGCATCTGCGGGAAGATCATGCGCGCCTCCCGCGGATGTACGCGCGCACCTGCATCCGCTTCTCGCGGCGCAGTCGGCGCTCCCGCAGGCGCCGGGACAGGTCGGCCGGCAGCGCCACCAGGGCGGAGACGGCCGTGGAGAGGAGCAGGTGGGGGCGGATCACGGTGCCACCCCCGCGTCCATGGCCTCGCTGCACGCCCTCGCGAAGTGCTCCAGCGTCGCCCCGTCCGGGTCCGGATGGTCGCCATGGTCCCCGCCGAACGGGCCCACGACACCCCAGGGCCAGCCGTTGTACTCGATCCACGCCGACACCGGCGGCACGGTGGCGACGGTGACCCCCTCCCGCTGGAAGGTGGCGTTGACCGGGTGCGGGTTGATCCATGCCGTCCAGATGTCGTTGATCGGCACGTGCAGGCAGGCGCCCGACTCCACGCGCTGCGGGAGCGGGGTCTTGTCGTGCGCCATGCAGAGCTGCATCAGCATCATGAACGGGCCGCTCACGTCGACCTCGCGGCTATTCATCATCCACCTCCGCGGCGGGCGCCGTCGCCGAACTGTACGCCGCGCGGCGGAGGCGGTCGGCCACAGCCGCAGAGACGGCGTGGAGGTCGGCCTCAGGATCGTCCACGGCGGCCTCCAGCGAGGCCGCCAATACCTCCAGCTGCCGACGGGCGTGCGGCGGAGCGGCGAACGCGTCCACCACCTGCCGCGCCAGGCTCTTGGCCTCCCCGTTACTTCGGGAAGAGCCGGCAAGGACGCGCCGCGCGGAGGCGAGGAGATGGCCCGGACGCAGGCATGCGGCCGCGACCTCCGGACGGGGGCCGAAGTGATCCGCCGCCTCCCCCCACGTGGTCGGGACGAAGTCGCAGTGGAAGCACTGGAAATAGCGGATTGGCACGACGACGGTGGTGTACAGCGGCCCCTGTCGCAGAGCGCTGCACTCGGCTCCGACCCGCGCCATGACGAGCGGGTTGTGGTGACAGGCGGACGGGTGGCAATCCCCTCCGCAGATCCCGCAGCCGCTCGCGGCCAGGGCGGCGTCCAGCAGCGCGGCGCGCCCGGCCTGGAGCGCGAGAATGGCTTCGTCGTAGTCTTGGACGGTGAGCGGCCCGCCGCGGTAGACAACGGAGGCGGCGCACTCAGCCATTCGCCACCTCCCCGGCCGTGCCGAGCAGCTCGTCCAGCTCGGCCGCGCACGCGTCGCGGTGCTCCGCCAGCATGGCGACGTCCCCCATGTCCAGGTCGAGCTGGGCCTGGTAGAGCGCCCCGGCGCGCTCCAGGTTCTCCGCCCTGGAGCGGGGCTTCCAGTCCGAGGGCGCCCACGGCCAGTACGGTGGAGGCGGCGCATCCGGGCCCATCGCCTCGCGGTATGCCTTCGCCACCACCTCCAGTTCCCGGTCCTCGTGCCAGAGCTCGTCGTGCGCGGCGTCCCAGCCGACCTCCACCTGCCGCTCGCGCTCGGCGTTCACGCGCCGCCCGCCTGCGGTCTCCGGGGCCGCCACCAGCGAAAGCAGCCGGCGCAGCGCCGCCACCTCGTCGCCCACGGCCACCACCACCAGCACCGGCTCGCCGAAGCTCTCCCCCTCGTGGACGCCCAGCGATTCCCCCGCGAGCACCACCTGATCAGCCGCGCTCTCCATCGCCGCCGTCGCGGGCGCGGGCAATTCGTTGCCGTTCTCGATCATCGTGCCTTTCTCGGTTGAGCGGGCCCCCTGCGCGCCCGCGGTGTCTGTCGTTCTTCGTCCTTCCGCCGGGCACCTGCAGCTGCAGCCGGCGACTCGTACAGCTTGCCCCCGAACACGTGGGACGCGAAGTAGGTGGGGGTGCGGAGCACAGCCGCCGCGGCGTGGAGGGTGTGGTACGCGGCGTCCACCACGTCGCCGTTGCGGATCTCTGCCTTCCCCGCGGCGCGCAGCGCGGCGTTCACCACCGCCCGCCGGGCCTCCTTGCTGTTGGCGGGCGCCGCCACCTCCAGCACCAACAGCGCGTCCACCGAAGCGGAGATCGCACCGATGCTGCGGTTGAGCTTCGAGAGGTCCGCGACGATCTCATTCTCGCCCAGCTTTTCGTTGCGCCTGTACCGGCCGTCGATCCGCGGCACCTCGATCAGCACGACGTCCAGCCCGGCCGGCACCTCGGCGCGAAGGCCGTCCCGGATCTGGCGGCAGCGCTCCACGGTGGAGTGCCGCGGCGAGGTGGAGACGCGGACCTCGCGGGCGAAGCCGTGCGCGGCGCGGGCGAAGCCGTCCAGGTCGCGGGGGAGCGGGCCGGGGCATCGGCTGGTGTCCACCAGCACCCCGGCAACCAGGTCCATCCCGCTGTCGATCCCGAATATCAGCATCAGCCCCAGGGGCCCCAGGATATGTCCACCGCTGTCTCGTCATCGGCTGTTGCTCCCCACCCCGCCCGCGGCGGCGAGCCAGCCGACCTTTCGCTGCGCCGGCGGAGTACCTCGGCGGTCGCATCGACCACGTCGGCGATGTCGCCCACCGGCCGCCCCACGATCTCGGCTACCTCCGTGCGGAGGCGCGCCGCGTCCGTGGGGCGGCGAGGGAAGACGGGTTCAGAGGTCGGCATCGGGGCTGTCGCTGGCCTCGCCAGTCTCCCCGGCCTCCGTGTCCCCGCTGGCCACCTCCCGGATCTTGAACAGCTCCCGGAGCCAGCGCCGCAGGTTGACGCCGCCCAGCGTCACGCCGAGCTGCATCCCCGTCAGGCTCATGTGCAGGATCGGCTGGCCGAAGGCGTCCGGCTCCCCCTCCCAGGTCTCACCGACGTTCGGGATGGTGACCCGCGCACCTGCCAGCGCGCGCGCGGTGGTGAGGGTCGCCGCATCCACCTCGGTGTCCGCGGAGATGCTGCGCACCAGCGGCACCCACGCCGCGGGCGCCCGCCGGCAGAACTCCGTCAACAGCCGTGCGATGCCCGTGCTCTCCCTGCGGGACTGGGCCGGGCGCAGCGCCAGCTCGTTCGCGACGAGGTCGAAGCCGGGAGCCTCCAGCTCCGCCGGGGTGGCGGCGGCGGGCACGTCGGCGATGCCGAACCAGGCCCGGAGCCCGTCGGTGTCCGGGTCGAGACCAGCCAGGACCCGCACGATGCCGACGGCCTGCCCCTCCGGCACGCGCTCGTATCCCTCCACGAACGCCTGCGACTCGCGATCAACGATGGACCGGGGGGCGGGCTCCCCGTCGACGGGCACGATGTAGAAGCGCAGCGTGCCCCGGTGCGTCAGGTCCACGTCCGGCTCGGCATCGGTGGCAGGGGCACAGTCCGCCGGGGCGGCGCCCGGCTGCGCGGCCGACGCGGGGGCCTCGGGCGTCTCGCGGCCGGCGAGCTGCGCGGCCGTCGCGCGCCAGTCTACCGCATCCGGATCGAACGCCTCCAGATACGCCCTGTTGAGTGCGTCCTCGATCCGCTTCGCCTCGGCTGCGACGCCGGTACCGGACAGGTCCTCCAGCACCGTCGAACCGGCCAACGGCCCGGTGACCATCCAGATGCAGTAGGACCGGCCGCGGCCCTTGCCGCTCCCCACCGCGTTGAACGCCTTCGGGCGGGGGGCGGCTTCGCTGCCACCGTCTGCGGCCGGGTCGTCCGCCTGGGGCACGTCCGCTGGCGGCGCGTCGTCCACCGCGGCGGGGGCTCCCGACGGCGTCTCGCGCGCGGCGTCATCCTCGGTGGCAGCGGCTGGGTCGACGTCGATGGGGCCGCCCTCGGTGGCGTCGTCGCCCTCTGGACCCGGCGCGAAGTAAAGGGCAACCACCTGCGGCGTCTCCGGCACCTGGAGGTCGGTGCCGACCTGGACGAGCTGGGATGCGGTCGCCCACATGGCGACCGCGAGCCGATCCTGCGGGCTCCACCCCTCCGCCACCTCCAGGGGCAGCTCCCGCCCAAGCCCCGCGAGCAGCTCCACGACACGCCCCGGGGAGGCCGGATCGGGTAGCGCCTCCGGCTGCTGCCCGAACAGCGCACGGACGATCTCCCGGGGGTCCTGCGGGGCGTCGGGGGCCGCCATGCGGTCGCACCAGGCGCGCAGCACGGCAGGCATGGGCGGCACCTCCACCGACTCGTCTTCCGCCGCCCGCATCCGCGCGGCCGCATATGCCGTCGCCTCCGCGCGCGCTTCGTCAGCCCATGAGTCGATGATCTCCAACGGCACCGTCACCTCAGCGCCCACGAACGCGAGGAGGATCCCCAGGGCGACGGTCTGCGCGTGGCGCTCACGCGCGCGGGTGGCGGCAGCTTCTTCCGCCAGCGCGTCGTCCAGCGACCGCTGGGCCGGATCCCCCACGGGCTTCCCGTTGCGGCTCGCCTGCGCATCGCGCTCCGCGCGCAGGTCCTCCAGGAAAAGCCGGACGTTCGCCTCCAGCTCCGCCTCGCCGAGACGGTCCCACTTGTCTTCGTTGGCGAGCTGGGCGTTCAGTTGCTCGATCATGCCGAACATGCTCCCCGAACCCCGCAGCACCTCGATGGCACGGTCGTGGTCCGGCGTGCGCAGCCCAAGCTGCTGATCCTTCTTCTTGTTCGACTCGATCTGTTTCAGCACCATCGCGAAACCCTGGAGCGTGAGCGACGCCTGTTCGCGCGTGTACCGCAGTCGGATGCCCATCTCAGACCTCCAGGGTCGGGGTGGTCCTGCCGACGTCGCACATCGCCGCGAGCAGCTGCGCCGCGCTATCTTGGAGCGCCTGCACCGTGGGCTGCAGGGCGTCCCAGGCGGCGGCCCTGGCCGCGTCCCAGGCGGCGGCCCTGGCCGCGTCCCAGGCGGCGTCCCAGGCGGCGGCCCTGGCCGCGGCCCTGGCGGCGTCCCTGGCGGCGTCCCAGGCGGCGTCCCAGGCGGCGTCCCAGGCGGCGTCCCTGGCCGCCGCCCTGGCGGCGGCCCTGGCGGCGTCCCAGGCGGCGGCCCTGGCGGCGTCGATGCGCGGCTGCGCCGCGCGAGCGGTCGAGGCATCAACGATCCGCGCGAGCGACTCCAGAGCCCGCGCGTGCTCCTCCAGCCCTGCCAGGCGGAGGAAGGCGGGGGTGTTAACGCGCGCAAGCCAGTCGGTAACCATCCACGCCCGGGTCTCTTCGTCGGCGCGGCCGGTGGCCGTGCCGACCAGCCGGGGGATGAGCGGCTTCAACAGCCGGTTGCGGTCTTCCTCGGCGAGCGCGTCGTTCCAGCTCCGCCCGAAGGCGCCGATCACCGGCGATACGCACTCTGGATGATCGTCGAAGGGTGAGCCGGTTACGAAGGCGACCGCTTCCAGGAGGCACATGCCGGCCTCGGGCGAGCTGTGTGCGCCCTTGTCGAGCGAGATCTCGTCCAGGTTGACGCCGGGGAGCAGGGCAGAAGGGGGCATCGGTGACTCCGTTACGTGTGAGAAGTGGCCCCGGCGTACGCCGGGGTGGTGGAGAACTAAGACAGGTCGTAGGCGCGCCGCTCGGCAGCGCGGCAGGTAGAGCGGAGCACCTCGGACAGGAAGCGCTCATCATCCGTGGTCACCTCCACGGCTACGACTGGGACGCTGTCGGCGCGGACCGGGGTGTGGAGCGACACGAGCCACACCAGCACTCCACGGCGGAGCGGGTGGGAGACGGCCGTCCCCCGGATCTCGGCGTCGCGCCCGGCGGAGTGCTGGACGGTGAGCATGGCCCCGACCGCGTCGGGCTGGTCACCGACGATCTCGAAGCCGAGGCCGCGGAGCGACCGCCGGACCGCCGCCGTGTCCATCAGCGGACGCCCCCACGCGAGACGCGCAGCTGCGCGCGCGAGTCCTCGGCGCGGCCCCGCACAACGACCTGCTCCGTGGCGCGGATCCACTCGCGCACCTCGCCCGCCAGGAACCACAACGCGCCGTCCAGCTTCCGGTGCGGGAGCCGGAGGTGCGCGGCCGTGTCACGGGTGCGCTTCGGACTGGTGTGGCCGTAGACCCAATCCCTGGAGACGCCGAGCGCTTCCATCAGCTCGGCCACGCCCAGGCGAGTTTCCGCCGGCGCGGTCCAAAGCCGCTCTCGCCAGGTCGGCTCCGGCTCGCAGGTTGAGGGCGGCGCTACTTCCGTCGCGGCGTCGCCGTCCTCCAGGTGCTCCCGGATCCAGCCGGCCGGGAACAGAGCTTCGGCCGGCACCTGGCGCAGGGTGGCGGCGAGGGAGTGCAAGTTCATGCGTCGTCGGGGACCGGCGCGCCCAGGTACGCCGCCAGCAGGCGCACCGCCTCTGCGGCTGCGGCGTCCCCGACGGCGTCCATCTGGCGAAGGTGAGACGCGAGAGCCCGCCCGGCGGCCAGGTTCAGCGCCGGCGGGATCCGGATGATGTCGGCCAGGTCAGCGTCGCTTCCTTCGACCGACAGCGACGCGGTGCACCCCCGGATGCGCCGGGTCAGGAAGGTGCGGAACAGGCGGGCGTCGAAGCGGGCGAGAGCTTCCCGCCGCGGGTGGAAGAAGTCGCCGATCACGCCGGCGAGGTGAAACGACCAGTGCTCCGGAGGGGTGGTGCCCCACACCTCGAGGTCCGTCCCCATCGGCCCGAACTTGCGCAGGATCTCCCGGGCGACCTCTGCCGGATCGCCGACAGAGGCGGCGATGGTGTCCACCACGTACCCGTTCGGGGACAGGTGGGCGCGGAGCTGGGCGAGCGGTCCCCCGGAACGCTCCGCGAACTCCGCTGACGGCACCTCGCGCACACGGAGGGCGCCCGCGCCCCCGGCCGGCACGCTCACCAGCCCCTCCCGGCCGGCGCGGCGGCACCCCCGCCGAGCTGCGCGGCGAAGTGCTCCCGGAGGATGGAGGTGACCTGGGCAGGCACAGCTGCGCCCCGGCACAGGCGGGCGGAGACGCCCGGCACCCCCAGGTGCAGCACCTTGACCGACTCGCCGTCGCCGCGGAGGCTGATCTCCACCCGCAACGGGTTGGGGCCGGTGCCGGGGACCGTCGCGGTGAAGGGGAGTGACACCGGCGCACCGGGCTCCAGCCCCGCCTCCCGACAGGCGTGGGCCCAGGCGGCGGCGCTCACGTGCCCCTCCCGCCGCGCTCCGCTGCGCCCTGCATGGTGTGGCCCGCCGAGCGGTACGGGCGGGGTCCAGCCGGCTGGACCAGCTCCGGGCGGAGCGCGGCGCACGCGCAAAGGCGCAGGGCGTCGTGGAGCGCCCAGGCGAAATCCTTGATCCGCTCGGCGTCGTCCGTCTGCGCGACGTACTCCGCGTACGCCTGAGTCTCGCGGGCCAGCTTCTCCGCGTGCTCCTTGTTCTTCGCCTTCCCGCCGTTCTCCGGCAGGTGCATGTCCCGGATCTGGTTTCGGAACATCACCCGGCTCCCCTCCAGGGAAGCGTGGATCAGCCGAGCCTGGAGGAACACCTCGAAGACCCGAAGCGCCAATCGCGCGAGGTGCGCGGGGTCGGCGCTCTCCATCACCGCTGCGCGCCCCTCCTCCAACAGCGCCATGGCGTCGGGGCCCAGCAGCCCCTCCTCCATCGCGTCCAGCGCCGCCGCCCCGTTGATCGGCGGCCCGCCGTTGATTCCCGTGCCTTCTTCCTTTACCATTGTTCCACCCATGTGGCGTTCCTCCCGGATCGTCCGGGCCCGAAGCCCCGTCCGCCCTCCTGCCAGGGATCTGCGGACGGGGCTTTGTCTTTTCCGGTCCGGTACTAGTCGCTTTTGGTCAGGTCGGACGCGGGAATCTCCTGTCGGAGTGATGCGGCCAGCTCCATCAGGTCGCCCCTCCGGTACAGGCTCTTCCGCCCGTCGCGGGTCCTCCGGATCCGGCCCTCGTGGCAGTATCCGTAGAGCGTGTTGGGCGTCCGCCCGATCAGCCTCGCCGCGTCCTCGTGACCGAGCATCTCGTCCAGATCATCTTCCGTCTCAACAGAAACCTTGCGTGCCGAAGAGTCACCCGCCATAATCGTTATCGTTTTGGTTTCTTTGGGTGAATTTAGGTCGCTGACCTAAACTGACCAAAACAAGACTCCGTGTCAAGACCCTTCTTCTCACGACGCGAAAGGCCATGACCGAACAGCCCGTTCAAGGGCGTAACAGGCGAGACGAGGCGCTCGTGCGCGCCTACCTGGATGCGACTAAAGACTTGAGCGTCCGGGAGGCGGTGCGCAGGTCCGGCGTGAACTTCGAGGCGATCCGCAGCTTCCGAAACAACACGTGGAAGTACATGCAGACGGACACGCGAGCGATCATCCTGGCGTATCTTGAGCGGCGGGGGTTGCTCCCGCCGGAAACCGATGATGGCGATCTATCGTCATTCGAAGACCTGCCCTTCTCCGAGGCCGAAGAGCTGATCCGGTCCTTCAAGCGCTTCTGGAAGCTCGGTGTGTTCCACCTGCTTGGACCCGGCCTTACCGAAAGCGAGATCGCTGAGAAGATCGTTCAGGCTGCTAAGGATGATGGCCTACCCGCACGCGATCCTGCGGAAATGGCCCGTCTGCTTCGCTGGCAAGCCTCCCTCCTTGAGTCTCACCTGAGTGCCCCCGAACCGGAGATCACGTCGAATGCTGTTGCTCGCCGAGCTGGCGCTAGACCTCGCTGAAGAGGCGCAGGCGCGCACGGCCTTCCCGTATGGGGTGAAGCCGCTGCCCGCCGTCCACCCGTTCCTGGAAGCCTTCGGGCTTTCAGCGTGCCACGATAGCCGCCCTCTTCCGGACATCCGGGTGTGTTTCTCGGATACTATCAGACTGCAGGCCGCTCCGGGAACGGTGGGCGCGCACTTCGACATCGGGGTGGAGGGTGGGGAGGTGCTGATGGGGTCACGCGCGGAAGCTCTCACACGGGGGCAGCGGCAGCAGCTGCGGCGCGCGCTGGCGCTGGTGGGGATATGCGACGCGGCGAGCTGGGCTGCGGGCGGCGAAGCGTTTCTCCTGTCGGTGTTCTGCGAGCTGGACGCTGTCCTACCCGAGGTGTGCCGAACGGTTGGGCCCTCGCTGTTGGATGTTGCGCGCTCGGTGGTGCTTCGCCTGGCGGGGCCGGCTCTAGACCGGGAGCAGGCGGATGTCATCCGCCACAGCGGCGGACCCGCGATGCTGATGCTGGCGCGGCGCGCGCGCCTCAGCGACGGAGAACAGGCGATGCGTCTATACGGCCGTGCAGCCTCGCTGGCCCGGGCAGGAAGCGATACGGCGACGCTGGCGCTGTCGATCATCGGCACCGGCAACGTACTCGTGCAACGCGGCGACCCGGCGGGGGCGGAGGGTTGCTTTCTGGACGCCGCGGACCTGGCGAGGAGCGCGGGCCTGCCCGAGTTGGAGGGGATGGCCTGCCACGACCTGTTCGCCCTGGCAGCGCTGGCGAAGGATTGCGGAAAGATCCGAACTCATTTCGAGCGGGCGCTGGCCGCGTACCGGGTGTCCCGGGAGCGCCTACCCCGTCTCGCCGCCGACTGGGCCGACCTCAAGCTCGATCAGCAGCAGTACGGCGACGCTCTGCCGGTGCTGGAAGCGCTGGTCAAGGCGAATTGCCGCTCGGTGAACCGCCTGCTGCTGCTTGGCGGCCTCGCTCGTGCCGCGGCTGGTGCCGGGCTCCGGGAGCGGTTCCTGGAGGTATACGCAGAGGCCGTAGAGATGGCGACGTCTAAAGAGGTTGACGGGTTCCGGGTGGCGGACGGGCTCTACGCCCTCGCGCAGGGCGCCGTCACGCTGGGGGAGTGGGCGCACGCCGAGCGTGCGCTTGCCCTCTCACGCGCGAGGTCCCGCCAGATGGGTGCGATGCGGGTGTTCCGTGCGGCGGGCGACCTGATGGAGCAGGTGGCGCGGCGTGAAGGCGCGATGCCCTGCGCGCCTGAACTGGAGCCCGTTCTGTGGGCCCCAGACTCGGACCTCGCCGGGCAGCTGGTGGAGGCGCTCTTGACCGAGCGCGCCGCATAGCAAAGCGGGGCCCCCGACGAGGGGCCCCGCCGGTGTCCTGCTGGCCAGGGTCTACTGGCAGGTGCACTCGATCCGGCCGCCGGAGCCCTGCATCCCGATCCCGCAGAGGCAGGTGGGGTCCGACGTGGTGCTCGGCGGTGGCGCCTGGGTGGTGTCCTGGGCGATGGCGGCCTGCGGGTCGGCGGGCGCGGTCACGTGGTTGGAATCGAGGCAGGCGGCCACGCCGAGCGGGGCGATGAGCGCGAGCACGAGCAGGGCCTTGCGGAGTGTGGACATGGGTGTCTCCAGGTGAGTTGTTGAGAAGGCGAGGCCGAAAAGGTACGCACTGTATCTTACACCAACAAGTCGGAAGTAGACACACGCCAATCGCTAATGGCAGCGACGAAGAAGTACCCCGGCACTATCGAGAAACGCGGCGACTCCTACCGGCTGATCCTCAAGGTGGACCGCGTGCGCCACACCTTCACGCTTCCCGGCGTGAGCCGCCGCGAGGTGGAGGGGTTCGCGAAGACGAAGCACGCGCAGCTGGTTGACCAGGCGAGGCGGCGGAAGCTGGGCCTGCCGGACCTGCTCCCCCTGACGGGGATCGGCGCCGCCGCCTGCCGCGCCGCCGCGCCCCGCGGGAAGGATCCCGTCCCCGCCGGCTTCTTCGACAAGTACGAGCTGGACAAGGTGCCGGACCTCGCCCCCAGCACCCAGGCCAGCTACAGCGCGATCCTGGCCCGCGCGCGGCAGTTCTTCGACCGGCGCTACCCGGGCATCCAGATAGACGAGGTGCGGAAGCCTCACATTCGGGAATTCCTGAACTGGCGGGCAAAGCAGCAGTTCCGCCCGGCGGCCGACGGGGGCCAGCGCGGCAAGGCCAGCAAGCGCACGGTGCAGAAGGAGCGGGCGACGATCCGCGCCGCCTTCGAGTACGCCGTGGAACTCGAGCTGCGCGAGTCGAACCCGGTCCACCAGGTGAAGACGCCGAAGCCGGACGACCGGCCGCCGGTGATCCTCACGAACGATCAGTACGAAGCCCTCCTCCGTGAATGCGCCCGCGATCCCATGCTTGACCTGTACGCCCTCACGCTGGGCGAGACGGGCGAGCGGTGCGAGTCGGAGGCGTTGTGGCTGCGGTGGGCCGACGTGGACCTTGAAGAGGGGTTTTTGCGGGTGGAGCATGGGACGCACGGCCGTCGCACGAAGGGGAAGAAGGGGCGTTGGGTCCCAATGACGGCCCGGCTGGTGGCGAGGATGCGGGACCACTTCGCGGCTTTCCGGATGGCCACCTACGACGGCCGCCGCTCGGAGTGGGTGTTCCACCACGTCCGTACGAGGCGCCACGCTGCCGGCGGCGACCGGATCACCTCCCTACGCCACAGCTTCAAGTCGGCCGCGGCGCGCGCGGGGCTCCCCGACGAGCTACACCAGCACGACCTGCGGCACCGCAGCGTCACGACGCTCCTTGCGCAGGGCAAGGATGTCGTAAAGGTGAAGGAGATGCACGGCCATTCCAGCCTGAGCACCACCATGGGCTACACCCACCTGGCGCGGGAGCACCTGCGCGACTTGGTGGACCCGCCGCCGGCCCCGCCCGTGCCGGCGAGGCGCGAGGCGTGA